TCACTTCAGCGCGGGTTTTGCGGCCTTCTGACGCTTGAACGAGGCGAGAATGGACTCTTCGGTCATACCGTCGTTGCGGACCATGACGGCATCGAAGGCAAGGTCGACGGTGACGGTCTTCACGCCATCCTCCTGGTAACCCATGGCGAGCGAACCTCCCTGCTGCCAGCCAAAGGGACGCTCGTAGGGACGCGGACCGATTTCAGGCAAAACGACCATCTGGTCGAAGGGCTGCGCGACGGCACCTGATGACATCGGCCGCGGGACAGGTGCGGCATTGTACGGCGCGCTGGGTGTTGATCCGGCATAGGATGTCGCGGAAACAGGAACCGGCACGTTTTCCGGCTGCGGCGGTGTGAAGCCACCGAAGCTCTGGATCTCGTCGGCGGTCATGCGCTTGTTGTTGGATGCGACCATGACGCCGCTCGCAATCTGGCCGCCACCCGGGTTGTTGATGCCGGGAATACGGCTGCCCTTCGGCACATACGAGGCCATCAGGTAGGGCATGTCGTGTCCGTCCATGCGGGCGCGGCCGACATATTGGACGCGTACCTTGCCGGTGCCGCTGTGCTGCAGATCCAACATATCGGCAGTCTTGTTCGAAAGATCGATCAGGCGACCTTCATGATACGGCCCGCGGTCGTTGACGCGGACAATGACCGACGAGCCGGTTTCGACGTTCGTCACGCGGGCATAGCTTGGCAGCGGAAAGGTCGGATGCGCGGCGGAAAGGTGCATCTGATCGTAGACCTCGCCGTTGGCCGTCAGCCGGCCGTGAAAGGCCGATCCGTACCACGATGCCATGCCCACCTTGTTGTAGGAAAAGTCCTCCTTGGGGTAGTACCACTTGCCCTTGACCACATACGGATTGCCGACGAGATATCGGCCGCCGCCCTTGGGTATATTGTCACCGGAGGCGACGCGAGGGCTCGCCTTAACGCCATATTCCTTCTCGGAGAAGTACTCCTTGCCGTGGGTTCGCTTGGCTGTAACAGACGGCGCAGTGCCACAAGCCGTCACCGTCGCACAGACCAGCGATAGCCCCACCCATCGCATTCCCGTTGCCAATGACGCCGCCCCGAAGTCTCGTCTCATATATCCCACGCCGCACTCAAGACCGTTATGGTTAAGAAATCCACCCTCATGGGTAAGACACCCCTAATACCTTCAACCTAACGAGACTTTAATCATGCGGCTTTCATGGCAAATTTGCGAAAACTTTCGGCAAGATAGGAACAATTCTAATTAGTATGGTTAATAAATCACTAATATGCCTTGCAATGCCTCTGCCGTCGTAGTGACGGAGGCATTGTTCAGGTCGAAAAGATCGCGGCGAGCCGATCAAGGTCTGCCCGCCTCATGTCATCCGAAACGGGTTCGATGTTGTTGACCCGGAACCACTCCGCAGCCTCCCTGACACGGTCGCCGTGCGGTGCAGGATAGGCGCCCAACCTTGTTGCCCATTCGCGGACCGTTTCGCGTTCCATACGGCCCGCGCGGTACCGATCGTGAACTGTCGTCGCCGACGCAACCAGATCCGAAATGCTATTCACGGGCGTTCCTTGGTTTGGTTGTGATAAAAGACTCCGGCTGCGTAGCCGCTGTCGCCAATAGCATCGTTCTGGGCGCGCCAAAGGAAATACTTCGCCAACGATCTGAATTCTATAGAATGGTGGCGGAAGAGGTGTCCATCGATAGAGACACCCTATGTCCTTGAAATTGGCTCTCTAAATTTCGAGAGGTTGAGGATGGTGCCCACATAAATGCCCGCAATCTTCACCCCTAGAAATTTGGCCGTTTCTTGCTCCTTTCGGGCTTGAAACCTTCATGCTGACTAGCTCGAAGCTGCCATCACCCCGAATCCTCATGGCAACCTCGCAACTCATGTCATCACTGCCGTAATCAATCCCGACGAATACCTCCGCCATTACGACGCCTTTTTGACGGCAACGGCTTCGGGCCGGTTATCCTGCCAAGCTCTAATCTCCGATGCTCTCCACCGGACACAGTTCGCGCCGAGCTGCCTCGGCCGTGGGAAGGTGCCGGCATCGATCCAGCGATAAATCGTACTGCTTTGGACCTTCACTATATCGACGACTTCTTTCAGCTTTAGAAATGGGTCGATCGACTGGATATTACTCTGCTCTTGCATGCGGACCTCCGGCGTCGCGCCCGATGGCGCTGGCACTGAATACGTGGGGGAATTGGCGACAATGGTCGCCCCGTGGTCTGTCCGCGCGGACAATATGCGACAGCATGAGAAGATATGCAAGCGCCTGAGACGGCGGTCAGTGCATTGCCGTGACTATCCACACCAGGCAGATGAGGAAGGCGACAGCAATCACCCTCCCCTGTGGTTTCGCGGCTTCCGTGAAGTGCCTTGCCTTAAGCTTCGTCATCGCGGCGCCTCCTTCTACGCGCAGCCGGTTGGCTGAGCTCGGCGCTCCGCAGGCGGAATGCCTTCAGGACTATCTCGATGATGATAACACCCGCGAGCCCCATGATGAAACCGCCGACGCTGGCTGCTTGTTCCCCGGCGACCTCAAGGTGTCCGAGCGACCACTGGAACAAGGGGACGCCCAGTGGCGCCATGAAATAGGCGGCAACGGCGCCGACAAAGAGGCGCCGGATGCCCGATCCGATTCCATTCCACTCCATCACGACGGAGACGGCGGAGCCCGCGATCCCCGCCACTGCGATTTCACCTTTGCCGCTGCTGAGCCAGTCGAGGATATTCACTTTGGCAGCCCCCCTGTGGCGCGCCGAAATTGCTTGTAGGTATCTATCGAGATCGAGCAAGAGAGCAGCTCGTCGTAGATGGACCGTGTGAACTGGGCGAGCTCTCTATCGGACGCGCCCTTGGCCGGCACCGGTGGGATGGCCGGGCTTGGGAGCTGCTGGTCCGGATTGTCCTGGGATTTGTATTCGATCGCCGGGCGTGACACCGAGACCTGCTCCTTGGAGGAGACGCAGCCCGTCAAACAGAGCGTCGAAAGGACCACTATTGCCGCAAGCGGTACCATCGGTGGCATCGTCTATATCCTTCTTGATGCTGGCCATTCGAACTGCGACGTCTTTCTCGGCTTGAGCCTTCGCCAGTTCGGATTTCAGGAGGGCGTCCTTCTCGGCCACGATCCGGTCATGGTTCGCAGTGGAGACTTCTAGATTTGCATTCGCCTGATCGAGCTTTTGCTGAACCATTGCCTTTTCAGCGGTCAGCGTATCGATCGTCTGTCCTCGGCTATGGGAGAGCAGTGCCAGCCCACCCAACGAGAGCAACAGCACTGCGCAGACGACAATGAGCGCCTTTTCGATCATGCCGCGTTCTTCAGCGCTGCGTAGAAGGTCTTGGCGATGCCGGCGACTTTTTCAGCGCTCTCCACGCCATTGATGATCCGGCGGCCGTTAACCCAATCGTTCTTGGTGCCATTGAAGAAGTCGCCAAGCTTCGCCCCAGTGAAGAGCCCCTGGATCATTCCCAAAAACATGATGTCGATCGCGACCGGCAAATCCATTGCTCTATCGGGATCGGCAACGAGGTCGACACCGGTTGCCTTGGAGAGCTTCTGGTAGTTGGCTTTGTGAGTGAGCTGGGGGAAGCCGCGGCCGAGCCACGATTTCCCGTCGGCATCCTTGCGCCAATATGGGGCTTTTACCCAGGGCAGTTCCCGGTTGGCGTATGCCCGGTCGAGAATGCGGATTGCTTCGTCATCCGTTGAGGCTTTCGTCTCACGAACAGGCTGCATGGTCTGAGCCGTTTCCCAATAAGCGGTAGCAAGGATATAGGCGAGCCAGCGAGGATCGAGGGGAGCTTTGTCATTTTCCGACAGGATGGCGTTGATGCCATTCACCTGCGACTGGGCCATCCCCTTTGAAAACAAGACGGGCCGGATTTGGTCGAAGAATATGCTGGGATTTTTCAGCGCAATTGAGGCCATTGAAGCAGCTCCGATGAAGAAGCCGCACGTCTTGCGCAGTCATCGGTTCAATATCATGTGGTGCTTATTGCAACAACACACCATTTCCAGTATTTAGAGCGTGACTGCGCAAGACGTGCTGATTGTCCTCACTCAGGAGATTGGCACTCATGGCCCCAGTAACAGTCGGCTTTGGCGATCCCAAGGCTCAGAAAAAGTGGTCCGGTAACCTCTTCATCGCGACCTTCCAGAAGAGCTATTGGGACCGCAAATTCATCGGCGAAAGCGACGAATACGCTATCCAGCGTCTCACCGATCTTGAATCGGATGCAGGCGACACCATCACGTTCGACCTCTCCGTGCAGCTGCGCGGCAAGCCCACCTACGGCGACCAGCGCCTTCAGGGCAAGGAAGAAAACCTCCGCTTCTTCTCCGACCAGATCCTGATCGACCAGATGCGTCACGGCGTATCTGCTGGCGGGAAGATGAGCCGCAAGCGCACGGTTCACAATATCCGCAAGATCGGCAAAGACCGTCTTTCGGATTATTGGTCGAAGTTCATCGACCAGATGATCTTCATCTACCTGGCCGGCGCACGCGGCGTGAACGAAAACTTCATCGAAAGCACCGATTGGACTGGTCACGCCACGAACCCGATCGAAGCGCCCGATACCGACCACGTGCTGTTCGGTGGCGACGCAACCAGCAAGGCCTCGATCGACGCGACGGACAAGATGTCTCGCGGCTTGATCGAGAAGGCGGCAACGAAGGCCAGCATGATGGCGGCCGTTTCTCCCGAAAACGCGCAGATGATGCCGCTTATGATCAACGGCGAATCCCACTACGTCACGGTCATGAGTAAATTCCAGTCTTATGACCTGCGCACCAACGACACTGGTGGCTGGCTGGAGATCCAGAAGGCCGCGGCGACCGCGGAAGGTCGGAATAACCCGATCTTCAAGGGCGGCCTCGGGATGATCAACAACGTCGTGCTTCACGAGCATGAAGACGTCATCCGTTTCTCCGACTACGGCGCCGGCGCGAATGTGGCGGCTGCCCGCGCGCTCTTCATGGGCCGACAGGCTGGCGTGGTCGCCTTCGGCTCCACCGGCGGCTTCCGCTTCTCGTGGACCGAAGAAATGCAGGATCACGGCAACGAGCCGGTAATCTCTGCAGGCGTGATCGCAGGCGTCAAGAAGACGCGTTTCAACGGCAAGGACTTCGGCCTCCTGGGGCTCGATACCGCTGCCAAGGATCCGAACTCCTAAGCATCAATGGCGCGGCTCTCGGGCCGCGCTCACCGCCTTTCACCTTACGCTCACCGGCTACCGGCGTTTTCAGGAGATTTCCAATGGGGCTCATTCAGAGCAAATACGCAAAGGGCATAATCGTCCCTCCGTTCCCGGCTTTCGCCGGAGCGATCGTGGCGCACCGCTTCTTTCACGACTTCGCGGCTGCACCGGCCTTGAACGACATCCTCGAGCTGGCCGTCATCCCGGCTGGTGCGCGTGTCGTCGACATGATCCTTGACTCGGATGATCTCGACAGCGGCACGGCTCTCGTGTTCGACCTCGGCATCATGTCGGGGAAGTGGCAGGAGAACAACGGCGCGCGAACGGTCGGCGCGGAGTTCCTCTCTGGCTCAACTATCGGTCAGACCGGCACCACAGCGCGCCCGACACTCAAGACGGCGTTCCGCACGGTCCGAACTGGGGCTGACCGCTCGATCGGGCTAAAAATCGCCACGGCAGCCGGCACGTTCGCCGCTGGCCAAGTCGGGCTTACGCTCCTGATCGAAGGCTAAGCGGCCGCCGCTTTCATGCATTGAGAGGGGGCCTCGTTTCGCGAGCCCCCTATTTTCTTTCAGGGGACACCATGACGTTAATCCAATGCAAGCTCGGTCCTGTTCAGCCCGTCGTCGGCGACCATCAGTATCAGTTCACGGCCGACGGACACGGTCGCTACGTTGCAGAGGTTCATAACCTCATTCATCAGCGGGTTTTCCTGTCGGTCGAGCACTACATCGTCGCTCCCGAGGTTGCGGAAGAGCCGCCCCCTGTCGAGGACGATGGGGACGTCACGGACCTTCCGCCCATCCTGACAGCCCCTCGCTTAGCCGCGAACACGGATTCTGGCCAGCAGGTGCGCCGTCGCGGCAAGCGCAGGAGCTAGTTCATGGACGCCAGCTCAATCATGCTGAGTGCTTCGACGCTGCTTCTCGACGATGAGCATGTTCGCTGGCCCCTGTCCGAGCTCGCAGGTTGGTTGGATGAGGGGGTGCGGGCGATTGTGACCGTCAAACCTTCAGCTTCCAGCGTGACGATGGAATTGTCGCTCGTGAGGGGCACAAAGCAAAAGCTCCCCGAGGACGACACGAGCATCCTTCAATTGCTCGATGTGCTGCGAAACATTGAGGGTGTCAACGGCGCCGGCGGTCGGGCTATCCGATCAGCGTCCCGGGCCGAACTCGATTCCAACCAGCCACGGTGGCACGATCCATCGTACGTCCAGTTCCGAAAGGAAGTTCGTCAGTTCGTGTTCGACGAGGGCCTGCCGCGCGAGTTCTTCGTTTATCCGGGGAACGACGGGACCGGGAAGATTGACGCCGCGGTTGCCAAGCTCCCTACCACGATCGTCAGCAGACACAGCGGATCGGTAGACGACATTTCGACTTGGGCAATCGGCGTTGGCATCGCTGACCAGTATCAGCCGGCTCTGCTCGACTACGTGATGTATCGGGCCTTCAGCAAGGAAGATCCAGCAGCGGCGCCCCAACGTGCCGTTACGCACTATCAGGCGTTCGCGACCGCGATCGGATTGCGGTCTCAAGTCGAGAGCGCAACCAGCCCTGGGAGGAAGTAATGGTCAAGATGATCGACATCGACGACTTCCTGCCCGAAGCGTTGCGACACTCCCCGAATACCAGCGACTTGGTGGCGCAGCGCCATATTCTTGCGGCGGCACGCGAGCTTTGTGCTCGCCTACGGGTTTGGCGCGAAACTGATACCTTCGAGGTCACCGCACCCGACATGCAGGGCGTCTGCACCTATCGCGACGCCGCAATTGAGAAGATCGAGGCCGCCTTCCTAAACGGCGTACCACTGGAACCGAAAACGGTGGCGTGGCTCGACGAAAACGAGCCTACGTGGTCCATCGCCGACGAAGCGACGGGCAACGCGCGATACGTGACGCAGTTGGAGCCAAACACTGTCACGGTGGTACCGCGCATCGCAGGAACCATGAAGATACGGCTGATCCTGAAGCCCGCCCGCGACGCATTTTCGCTGCCCGAGTTTCTGCTTGAGGACTACTCCGACGAGATCAGCCGCGGCGCTGCCGCTCGTATCCTTACCGACGCTAACTCTACCAATCCTCAACTCGGCTTGGACCATCGCGCATGGTTCACGGATCGTCTCGACTACCTCGCAATCAAGGTAGCCAAGGGACAACAGAGCGCGCCGCTTCGAACCAAGGGATCCAGTTTCTGATGTCTGCGAGCACATACGCTGCCCACGCCATTCTCAATCTCTTCCTTCGGGGTGTTGCCGTAACACCGCCGACGAGAGTGTACGTCTCCTTTCATACCGCGGATCCCGGCAACGCCGGCGCAAACGAGGTGACCACTGGCGCCTGGCCGTCGTACGTGCGCCTCGATGCCGCCCAGGGCGCCGCGATCGCGACAGGTTTCAGCGCGGCTGCAGCCAAAGCCTCCGCAAACCTCAAGGAACTCCTATGGGCGGCCAACGACGGGGCTGCACCGGTGACCGTCACCCATTTTGGTATTTGGGACGCCGCCACCGGGGGCAACCTCCTGTTTCACGATGCCCTCACCGCTTCGAAGACCTTTCAGCCGTCCGACGAAGGCGTTCTGCATGCCTCCGCCCTCAACGTCACGGTGGACTGATGTTTTCAAGAGGCTCGATCAACGGCAACCTGATCAACGGAATTGCGATCAACGACGGCAACTTCGTGATGGAGGTTGACGCCGTCAGTTCTGTAGCGGTCGCCGCGGAAGCCGTAGTCACTCCTCGTAGGGGAATACTCGGCACCGTCTCCACGCACATAACGTCTGGTTTCGGTCTTCTTCGGAGAGCCGTGCTGACGGCTCATGTCGCGTCGACAGCGGTTGGATCGTGCGCACTGGTGCGGCGACCGGTCTTTTTGGGGCAAGTCCGGCTCTTTTCACCTTCGTCGCTGCAGCTCACGCGCCGAGTTTCGCATCAGCTCTCGGCCACGATCATTTTTCGAAGCATGACGACACCGGCGTGGCGATCGCTTCGGCCGACCCGATACGCCAGAACTACTCTGGTATCTGAGCGGCGGAGTTTCCATCAGTCTCGCGATGAGCGCTCTGCACTTGTGGGTAAAGAACGGCGCTTTGTATCCGTGCCCCGCGATCGGGAGACAGTTCGATGAGCCTCGGTGTCATCACAAAAGCGCCGGCCGATGTGCTGGATTATGATTTCGACTTCAGCCGGTGGATGCCGGATGGGGATCGCATAGCCACAGCGGCCGCCGCCCTGGGAGGATCAACTGCTTTGGTTGATCGCATCGACACATCAGACACGACGGCACGGGTGTGGCTGTCCGGCGGACAAGCAGACGAAACTGCCGAGCTAGCCGTCACCATTTCGACCACCGAGGGTCGAACCAAAATTGTAACCGTCAGCCTTCGCATCAGGGAGCCTTCGTGATGGCGTTAAAATTTGCCAACAGTGCAGCATCAACGCTTGCTGGTGCCATTCTCGCCACCGACACGGTTCTGGCGGTCGTATCGGGCGATTCATCAAAGTTTCCCACGCTTTTGGCGGGCGATTGGTTCCCGCTGACCCTTGTCGATGCCGCGGGCAACATCGAGATCGTCAGGGCAACGGCTCGATCGGGTGCCAACATCACGGTAGTTCGTGGACAAGAGGGTACCACAGCCAAGGCCTTCGCCGCTGGAACGCGTGTAGATCTCCGCGCTACAGCCGCAATGTTTCAGGCTTTGGCGCAGCTTGATTCGCCAACCCTGTCTGGCAATCCTACGGCACCGACGCCGGCTCCTGGTGACAACGACACGACAATCGCGACAACAGGTTTTGTCACCGCGGCGTTAGATGCGCTGAAAGATGGTGTTTCCTCTGCTTTCGATACTCTGAAGGAGGTTGCCGACGCGATAGGCCTCCTGTTGCCAAAGTCCGGCGGCACAATGACTGGACCTATCGATATGGGAGGATACCCCATATTGAAGGTTTCAGCCCTCAACAATGGCCCGCTTGGAGCGTTACGAAATAGGTTGATCAATGGCGGCATCGATGTCGTAAGCTATAATCAAATTCCGACAACGGGGCAAACGATAGCGGCTGGCGGGACCGGCTACGTATTAGATCGATGGGTAGTTTCAAACACCACCGACAAATCCGTGGTCATCAGCCAGCAAGCCATGACGCTCGGTCAAGCGGCTGTCCCGGGAAGCCCGAAATACAAACTTCGGGCGGCATTCGCAGTAGCGCCGACGACGGGAAAACTTAGGATCGCACAGCGCATTGAGGGTGTCGAAACTCTCGCCGGGTATAACGCTTCGGCCCGAGCTCATTTTACCGGGCCAACCGGGTCGGAGGCGCTGCAATGTGAAATCGTGCAGAACTTCGGCACGGGCGCGTCTCCCTCTGCCGCAGTGACAACGGCGGCGGCTTCTCTTGATATCGCCACCATTTACGACGCTGGAACACAGGTTCGGAAAGCGCAGTTCGTTGTCCCATCCATAAGCGGCAAGCTTCTCGGTAGTGCTGGCAACGATTACCTGGAATTGGCGTGGCTCATCACGCCGAGACAGGCCGGAAACTATGAAATGGCCCGAGTGTCCTTTGTCGAGGGGGATGCATCGTCCGAGATCGATCCATTCTCTCCGCGCGGCCTCAATCTGGAAACTGTGCTGTGCAAGCGCTACTACGAACGCACATTTCGTTACAGTAAGCAGTTCTATTTCCCGGCGGGATATACGCAATACGAAGCCTATCCATGGGTGGTTGAAAAGCGGGGGACGCCGTCTGTTTCGCTCATCTATTACATCACGGCCGGCGGCATCCAGGGGGCATTATCCGGAACCAACTTTGGTTGGCAAATGGCAACAACCAAGGATGCTAGCGCTGGCGTTATGTCGTTCGCAGTGGAGGTAAGTGGCAGTGCAGAACTTTGATGTTATTGGCTATCAAGCCAACGGTTCCATAAAGGCTGTTATCAACGGCACGACGTGGTTCGTCCCCGATGATCCCAGTAACGCCGATCGCGCGCTCATCGCGGCGTGGGAATTCGACGAAAGCGGCAATCGGGTAAACACGATCCCGCCTTACGCTGCCCCGCCCGCCAACCTTTATCTTCCTCTTGACCCGGTCGATTTCAAACTCGGCATGCTTTCGCTAAATGTCACTCCGGACATGGTCGACAGCGCTATCGACGAATTGAACGAGCCGGACCGAACAATAGCAGGCATCTATTGGACGTCGGCCAAAAACTTCTATCGCGACGACGTGTGGCTCGCGCTGATCGCCAGCAAGTTCAACAAGACCGATCAACAGATCGACGAAGCGTGGATCTATGCCTCGTCCCTTTCGGCTTCGGTGGACTGAATGCCGGTCGTAAAGCTCTCGGCATTCGCTGGGGAAAAGCCCCTTATAACGCCGCGGCTTCTTCCTGAAACTGCGGCAACCGCCGCTTTCAACACGCGGCTGAACGATGGCGCTCTGACCCCGACGAACAAATCAACCACGACGGGCGCATCCTCGACAGGGCCAGCCGACAAGACCATCTATCGGCATGGTGATGATTGGCTTTCGTGGAGTGGCTTGGTTTCGGCGGCACCCGGCCCAGTCGCGGCAGACCGCCTTTACTACACAGGGGACGGCGCGCCGAAAATGCGCGTCGGTGGCACCGTGTACCCGCTCGCTGTGCAACACCCAATCGCGGCACTCACCGCGACACCGAGCGGCACCGGAACCGGCGACGTGCAAAGCCGGGTCTATGCATACACATTCGTTACCGACTTCGGCGAAGAATCGGCGCCCTGCCCCGCCTCTGCAGTGATCGACTGGCAGCCCGGAAAAACCGTCATGCTTTCCGGCTTCGCCGCGGCACCTGCCGGACGTGCCGTCACAAAGCAGCGCATCTATCGGTCACAATCCGGCTCTAGCGGCACGTATCTCTATTTCATCGCTGAGCGGGCAGCGTCCGCGTCCGACTATGTCGACACCGTCGCAGTGGATGCTTTTCAGGAACCGTTGCCATCGGCCAACTGGAACGAGCCACCCGACACCCTGCAGGGCCTTGTGGCGATGCCCAATGGCATGATGGCTGCCTTTTCTGGCAGCGATGTCTATTTCTGTGAGCCGTTTCGCCCTCACGCCTGGCCACAGGGATACGTTCAGACCTGCGATTTCGAGGTGGTCGGGCTACGCGCTATTGGATCGGCCCTTGTCGTCATGACGAAAGGTCAACCATATCTCCTAAGCGGATCCGCCCCTGAATCGATGCAGAGTTTAAAGCTCGAGGCGAATTTTCCGTGCATCAATGTGAGGGGCATCGTCGATCTCTCTTTTGCCATTTGCTACCCGTCCAATCTCGGGCTCGTGGCAGTGCGCGCTGACGGTTCGATTTCGCTGGCGACACAAGAGCTGTTCGACCGCGACGCCTGGATGGCCTTTTCACCCGAGACCATCATCGGTGCTCAGCATATGGGCAACTACGTCCTGTTCTACGACACGCTCAACGCAAAGGGCACGCGCACCTCTGGCGCAATGATGATCAACATTAATGCCGCGCAATACCTTGTGCGCAGCGGCGAGGTCGCCGACGCGGTTTTCTACTCGCTGGAAGACGAAGGCCTATATTTCAAGCGTCCCTCGGCGCCCGGCATTTTCCGGTTCGATTCTCCTGAAGGCGCACCCGAGACTGTCTATTGGCGGTCGAAGGAATTCTGGCTAACCCAGCCGGTTAACTTCGGCGCAATGCTGATCGATCTCGGGGTCGATACGTCGCTCAAGAGCCAAGCGAACATTGACGCGGAAACGGCTGCAATTATTGCACAAAACACGGCGATACTGGCGACAGGTGACCTGAGATCGTCGATCGATGGACAACTGATCAACGAACTGCCGCTGAATGGCGATTCATTGATACCATTGCCGAGCTACGAAGGTATCTCGGTCAGCGTTTACTGCGACGGGAAGCTGGTAAGGACCGAAATGATTGCTGGACGCATCACTCGGCTACCTGCGGGGTTCAAAGGCCGCAAGTGGGAGATTTCTGTCTCCTCCAACGTCCAGATTACGCAGATCATCATTGCGGGAACCGTCGACGAGCTGCGGGGTGCTGCGTAGTGACGAAGTTCGACACTGAAAAGCTGGAAGTACTAGACGGGTCGCGGGCAGGCCCTAAGAGCCGAGCCGCCGTCCGACTCGAGGATCTTGCTGACCTACTCCAGCTCGGCAAGGTGAAAACCGCTAAGGTTACAGCGGCGCCGACGGCCACAGACTTCAACTCCCTTCTGGATGACATAAGGGAAATATCCGACCGATTGAACGCGGTCGCGCTTTCAATCCAGAAACGGCAGATGCGATGAAGGAAGTCGTCTACGCTCCAGGCGAGGAGATGGTCTCGTGGGCGGAGAGCCGAATCTCCAACTGCCGATTCCGCGATGACGCCTATGCGATCGGCATGCGCGACGAGGCGGGTTATCTCGGCGTCGTTGTCTTCGACGCCTTCACCACGACAGGCTGCTGGATCAGCGTAGCGTCTAACGGCTCGAAAAACTGGCTCACCCGCGAGTTCATTCTTCGAGTTTTCGCATATCCGTTCGTGCAGCTGCTCTACCCCAGGCTCAATGCGTTCGTGTCAGTGAACAATCAAGCATCCATCGACTTCTGTGAAGGTTTCGGGTTTTCACGTGAGGGCCTGATGCGCGAGGCTGGCTCCGACGGCGAGGACCTGATTGTTTTCGGAATGCTCCGCCGTGAATGCCGCTGGCTGCCCGAGAGGTTCTCTGGAAAAGTCGGAAAACTATCTGTATAAGAGGGAAATCCGTCGCGCAGGAGTGCGACCTCTCCATTGAGGTCAGCACATGGGCAAAAGCAGCACGTCGGCACCAGCACCAGATCCAAAGATCGGCGAATCCGCTCTCCTTCAGGCACAGACGGGAGAGAAGTGGCTCGGATTTGCCAAGGATGCCTTTGCCGTATCGCAGCAGCGTCAGCAGGAGCTCGATGCGCTCACCACGAAGGTGACGCAGCAGCAGCTTGGGCTTGCGACTGACCAGGCCAATTGGGCTCGGGAGGATCGCAACCGGTACAATACGACGTTCAAGCCGATCGAAGACGACTTCATCGATAAGGCGACCAATTACGCCACCCCTGAAAAGCAGGCGGAGGCGGCAGCGGAAGCGCGAGCCGATGTCCAGACCGCCGCGGCGAACGCACGAGCCGCGACGGAACGGCAGAGCGCGTCCCTTGGCATCAACCCCGCTTCCGGCCGATTTGCGGGCATTCAGGCCACCACGGACATGAACCAGACGCTTGCTGAGGCCGGCGCATCGAACACGGCTCGCCAGAGCGTGCGTGACAAGGGGCTCGCTCTACAGGCCGACGTGGTCAATCTCGGCAAGGGCTTGCCGGCACAGGCCGCGGCCGGCGCAGGCGGTAGCGTCGCAGCGAGCGGTACCGCCCTCAGCGGCAACCAGGCAACCAACGCGCAGGCGCTCGCGGCACCGAGCATTGTCAGCCAAGGCTATTCGGGCGCGATGCAGGGATATGCCGGGCAGGCTTCTACGCTCAATCAGCAGTACGGCTTGCAGCTCGACGCCTGGAAAACCCAGCAGCAGGCCGCGGCCCAGGGCGCGTCTGGTCTTGGCAGTTTCCTTGGCGGTATCGCTGGCATGTTTAAGTTCCCCTCGGATGAGAACGTCAAGCATGACAAGGCGGATGTTCCAGAGGGCAAGGGCCTCGATGCGGTCAACAACATGCCGGTGACAGAATGGACCTATGACGAGGGCGTCGGCGATGGCGCCCGCCATGTCGGACCGATGGCGCAGGACTTCCAGCGCGAGACCGGCAAGGGCGACGGCAAATCGATCGCAGTACAGGACGCGATCGGCATCACGATGAAAGCTGTGCAGGATCTCGACAAGAAGGTCGACAAACTGGCCGGCGTCATCGGTCTTGGGGCACCGGCCGCCAAGCCGAAGAAGGTGCAATCTGACATGAGGATGGCGGCATGAGCCTCGGTGCAATCGGTATTGGCCTTGGCGGCTTTATGGATGGCTATCAGGCCTCTCGCAAAAATCGCCTGGACGAGGAGCGCTCCACCGCGCTCCTCGATCGGCAGAAGAAGCTCGACGCCCGGCAGGACGTCGAGAACGCGCGCCAAGATGCGCAGTACGCACGCGACGAGGGCCAGCGCACGGCGATCGCCGATATCGGTGCAGAGACCAAGAAGAACTTCGATGATCAGGTGAAAGCCGGAACGCAGCAGGCTGGCGACTTCGATACGTTTTGGTCGAAGTATGCTGTCCCCAAGCTCCAACAGACCTACCTCGCCAGCGGCGACATTGGGGCGGCGAAGCGGGTGCAGGAGTGGGGCGACAGTACCGACGCCAAGGCGGGCGGAAAGCTTGCCATGGGCGCACTTCTGAAGGCACAGACGGGAGACGCCGACGGCGCACTGGCTGACGTGATGGAGGCTGGAAAGCTGCAGGGTTACATCAACCACGGCTACGAAGTGCTTGGGCACGAAAACATTGCTGCGCCCGATGGCTCTATTGCCGGATACCGCATTCGACTGAAAACGCCCAGCGGCGAACCCGTCGAGCAGGATATTCAGAAAGCCGATCTGCCACGCATGATCGCCACCTTCATGAACCCGGAGGCGGCTTGGCAGAGCCAAGAGACTGCGCGCGGAGCCGCTGCGAAAGACGCAAAGGATCTTGAGACCTACGAGGCCAAGAAGAAAATCGATAAGCAGTACGGCACGGGCGAGAACAAGACCCGCGGCGATGCCATTACCGCTTTGCGCAAGCGCATGGACGGCGGCCTAGCTGATAACGAGCAGAAGTTCGACGATCTTCCGCGGCCGGATCAGGAAAAAATGATCGCGCAGGAGATCGAACTGCAATCCGGCCAGCCCGGGCTATCTGCAGAACCCTCCCAGGGTGCGGCGCCGTCTGGGCCACCACGTCGGGTGCTTGTCGACAAAGTAACCGGACGTCCGGTTTCGGAAGCTCCGCCCGCCCCTCAGCCACAGCAGACACCATCAACGCAGCAGCCCGCTCCAAAGCCGAGCCGGGAGGATAACGTGCAGTATCTGCTTCAGTCGGCCGACCAGGCGATCAAGTCCGGCGAAAGCCCGGAACGGATTGCACAGGAGCTGCTCAACAATGGCGTGCCGCAAGAACAGTGGCCCGAGTCCCTCGCCACGGCCTTGTCCGTATCCAAACAAAACCAAATCGGCATCGGCCGGTAATCTGGCACTTCACGAAAGGAAGTTTCAATGGACCACGAAAAGAAGATGCGCGCCAAGGTGCGAGTAAGTGCAGTGTTCCCAACTCAGGTCGGCACCGAGCGTCTGATGTTGTCTGGGGTCGCGAAGAGCGACGGTCCCTACCCCGCGGACGGCAGTGATGAGAACAATAGCTTCGCCCGATGGTCTCCCTCCGTATCCATCGACATGCACATCGCAAATCCCGATCTCGTCGGAACCTTCGGTGTAGGCGACACCTTCTACGTCGATTTCATCCCCGCACCGAAGTAAGCACCGCCGTATACCGATCGAAAGGCCGCGCTGGTTTCCAGCGCGGCCTTACGTTTCGGCCGTGCGGCTAGGAATTACCCCTGCCCTGTAGAGGGACAGGAATTCTTCGAGCATCTCTCTCAGAGCCATGCCTCGTTCGATCCTGTATCCATATCTCAGTTCGCAGATATCCAGCAGCTCGCCCAGAGTGTCGGGCGGAATTGGAACAACGATCGGGCGGGGCTCGCAATCATGTTCATCAGCCTCAATGAAATCCGAGCCCTCAGCCCACTCTTGGAGCATCTTTCGTATCTTCTCCGCCCTCGAAGGCGCCGGATCTCGCCAGCTTCCGATTGAATCGATGAGTTTCAAAAGGTCTGGCTGCAACCGAACCTGCACAGGGACACCCTTCCCCGTCGAAGGTCGGCCTCTCTTCTTCCGCTGCACTTTATCCATTGTCGCGGTCCCTGATTTGTGCAACCATTAATTCATAAGACGTGTATTTTGCCAAGCAAGTCGATTGTTTAAGGCAGGGAGATTGCCGGAATGTATGAGGGTGCATTTGTATCGCGTCGAAGCTTCATTGTTGGAGGGCCGGCGGCCGGCGTGGCGCTTCTGACAGGGTCGAAGGCTAGCGCTCTTTCTACGCACGAACCGGTAATCGGATTACTTCAGCGCCACAAAGTTACACTTGCCGAGAACTCGCCCGAGTGTCTGGAAATCGAGAAATGGATCTCGGAAAACCCTCCTGTCGTTCAAACCACCGAAGGCGCTTTGCAATGCCTTCGCAGCGCGCTTCGCGTAGACAATATGGACGGCTTCGAATCCGCGCTTGTGTCCTCTGCGTTGAAATTTCTGGAGCGCTAGAAGCACTGCCCGTTGACGCAGGTGTTCTGCCAACTATTACCACGGCTATCGCGACCTGTCTGAAACGACGTGCCGCCATAGGTATGTGTGTCCTGCGACCAGTTTGAGCCAGTGCGCGAATTGGTGCCGTTCATGTGTGTCGAACCGCCATATCGCTGGATAGAATACGAATTTCCGGTATCGGCATCGTAGCAAGTCGAAAACGTTTTCGTCCCAACACAGCTCGCATGAGCGATGGTTGCGCTGACAAGCAACGCACAGAACGAAATCAAAAACTTATGCATGTGGCTTCCCCTTGATTGTTATCGAGAGAATGCTTGTTTGGAAGTTGGTTGTAAAGCCGGAGCGACCCCATCATTTATAGACGGGGTCGGCTAACTTTTCGCGCAATCGGAGGCTCAAGATCTTGTTCCGGATCAAAACGCCATCCTCCCTCTTCGCAGCGTTGCCGGCGCGGGTCTTGAGGGACTGTTGGAGCGTCTCCTTTGTGATCGGAATCCCGCCATGAACCGGAACGGCGTTGAATCGCTCGATCGCTTTCACAGAGTCATCGATTGCGTCGTCATCTTTTGCCAGCGCTGCCATAGCGAACTTGTTCACCAGGCGCTGTCGATCGTCCATCACGCCGCGTTCCGCGTTCTTCAGGGACGTGTTGCGGTCCCATGTCTCGGAGATACGCGCCGGAGTGAAGCCCAGCGCCTGGGCGATGATATCGTGATAGCTGATCTGGTCCGCTGCCATGATCTCGTCGCCGCCAACGGTTGCCAGCCCGTCAGTGGCGTATCGGTACGATTTCATGAGATCGCGAACAGCCTTTGGAGCCATCATCTCGATACCGCGAGCTACGTCTCCGTCCCAGACGAGGTTGGCGCCAGTGAATAGTGTTTCACCAAGGCCTGCCGTGGCGCCGAGCGCTTGTGTTAGCCAGTACTGGTACTCGTCCTTGCCCTGCAGTTCGCGTGTTGGGGATCGGAACCACAGATCCGGCATACCTATGCGGCTCGATAGATCCACGCCAAGGTAATGGCCCGGCACTCCGTTGAGGAGCACTCCCCCGAGTTCTGGTCCGAGCACATCGACGACATTCGCACGAAACTGCTGCTCGAAGTCCATCGGATCGTCGTCATCGCCGAATACCATGCCCGCTAGCGCCATCGCTAGATGGAAGCCGACGGTACCGGTGACACCCGCCATCAGTGACATCATGCCCACGACGCCCGCCAGCTGGTATCTGGCTTCCTTGCGTGCTTGCGGTGTTTCGCCCTTCACCGACTGATGAATGTCGCGGAAGAGCCGATACAGCATGTTGATGTTGTGCTGGCGGAATACCAACGTGACCTTGGCGATGTCGTTCTGAAGCAGCGTCGGCCGGGACGAGTTGGCGTAGTCGAAGTGGGTCTTCCACGTCAGGTCATGCGCCGTATCGATCGCGTCTGACATCGACTGGCCGGCATCGCGGGCCATGCGGTAGGCTGCCAGCGCGGTAACTTCGCGGTTCCAAACCTCCGCCCGGTGGAACGCCCACGAGATCACTCCCATCACCCGAGCGCGCAATGGCGTGTACTCGACGCCGGTCTCGCCTACGCCGGCAAGGTCATGGCTCTGCGTCCGATCGATCAAGCCGGATTCGTAGAACGCTTCTATTGCCACCTTTTCATCCTTCGAGAGGCTACCATTGATAATGGAGCCCCGGCCCCTGACCGTATCCATTGAGGCTTGCGCCAGTGCCGACGATGCCTTCGCGAAGCCCCCGAACTTCGCCGACAAGATAGGCAAACCGAGCATTGCCGTCTGCGTCATGTTGACGATCGCGGCGCCTGGAGAGGCGGCAAGAAACCACACAAACGCAGTGCTCGTCATGGTCTGCGCGACCTTGCTGCCGGTTGGGTTCATTACCCAATCATGTCGGCTCGACATCTCGTTTGCCAACGTCACGCCGCGTGTCTGATCGTCACTCTCCTTCGCCTGATCCATGGTCTGGTCGACGAGCTCCTGCAGCTCGAGGCCGTATTTCAAGCGGGCGATCTGGTGGGCCGCGTGGAACATGTGGGACGAGAACACCCGCAACGCGTCATTGCTGAAACCGGACGTCCCCTTGCGGTGGATGAACCGCTTCCGAGCGGAAAGGTCGGGCATGCTCTCAAGGTACCTCTGCCATATCTGATCCATCACGTCGTTGCCAACGCCGGCGCCGCCGAGAATTTCCTCGATCTCGGCTACAATGCGTGGGTCCATGGCCTTACGAAGGTCACTCCCCGCCTCCATCACGCCCACCTCGACCTTGCCGGACGAATAGGTGCGCCGCATTTCATCGGCCACCCGATTGCGCGCCGCGGCTGTCTCATGCTTGGAGAAGCTGATCATTCGTCCGTCGATGTCGCGCACGGTCACAAAGTAGCGTCCGAAACGACCGAGAGGGAAATACGGCGCCTCGACACGGCTGCTTTCGAAAGCGATCCTCATCTTGGTCAGCCGAGCCTTGGCCGCCCATGTGGCCTTCGTGGTTTCGGCCTTGTGTGCGCTCGAAGCGTCCTCCTCGGCCTTCTTCCTATCGAGGCCAGTCAAACCGCTGTCCCGGATTGCCTGCATCGTTTTCCGGTACCGCTCTTCAGCACGGTTATGGGCGATCTGCTGCGCCTTGCGGACGTTGTCGAGCAGGATCTCGTCAAGCTCTGTAGCCTGCTCGCGATAGGCATCGCGGACCTTGCTGTAGAGCTCGCGCCCCTTTTCCGGCAACGCGAGGTACTGCTTGCGAAGAATGGCATAGCCTGGCTTCGCAACGTTCTCCTCGTCTGTTTTCGATGGGTCAGCGCCAGCGAGTGTGCTGTCGTGCATGAGGTCGGCAAGCTGTTGGGCCCTGGACTTGTCTTTGCCCAGGAAGCCCAAGCGGGCGTATTTCAGCCAGTCACCTGCGATGGCATCCGCGGCGGCGTGCTTCGTTCCACGGTAGGCGTCCATGAGACGCTTGACGCGGAGGTAGTCGCCGACGGCAGTCATGTTCGGCCGCGCGAGCTCGGTGAAATAGTTCAGTGGAATGGTCTTGAGAAGCTTGGGCTGAAGGTCAACCAGTTTGCCATTCAGCTCTTGAACGACACGAGCCTCGGTTACGCGCTTTCCGCCTGAGACTTTTTCTGGATCATTTGGCGCGCTTCTTTCAGATAGCCCTGTCGGGCCGGATCGTGGGCTGGCCACTTGCTGATCGAGCTTGCCCAATCCTTCCATGTCTGCAAGGTGTCGAACGGCGTTGGAGGATCGATCAGCCCCGGCACTGCTTGTATCTGGTTTGCCATTTTTGAAGAATGCCCTCGTTAGTTTTAGAGCAGCCTCGTCAATCTTCCGATCAAGCCCCGGAACCACTGACACATCATAAGGCTTGCTGGCGGAAAAGTCGATGATGCCGGCGCGTTGCATGACAAGCGCCGCGAAATGATGGAAGGCATCTCGCGCTGTGCCTTCATCAATCTTCTGCGATTTCAACTGGCTCTGGATGAATGGCTCAACCTCATGAGAGAGCGCCGCCATACTGTTCAGCATGGTAGCGCTGTCGCGAGCGAAATTGGCGCTGGTTGAGAGGTACTGACGCGCGATCGGCGTGAGGCTGCCCGCTGTGTCGTATCCATTATGACCGAGCGCATAAATCGCGTGGACGCCGGGATAGACAAGCGAGGCGAGATCGGGCGCGCTCAAGGGCGTTGCCGCCGGATGATTGTGATAGAGCACCAGGCGCCGGTCTGGATTGGACATCGCAGACGCAAGCTTGTTGCTCATACCCGTGTAGCGGGCATCATTCGCAGTGCCAAAGTCTATGGTGGATCCATCGTCATCGATGGCGACAAGGTATTCGTGCCCTGTCAACTTGCCATGATCCATAATGATCCGACGAGCCCAGTCCGCATACGTTTCATCGGCGGCTTTGGTTGGAACAGGCACTTCCTTGAATCGGCCGTCGCCTCGAATTACCGGGTCCGGCCGCTTCGCCACCGCGGCGGCGCCTGCGGACTTCTGCTTTGGCTTCAATGCATCGAGGATGCGGCGATGACGCTCAGACGTCTCCTGCAGCTCCCCGGCATTTCCCCAGGGGCCAATCTGCTTTTCAAGCGCTGGTATCTGGCCTTTCGCTTCGGCAATGCGCTCTCGGTCCTGCTCCGGCAATGTGGAGAGCTTTTTGACCGTGTTGATGACCCGCATACCAAGCCCGGTGGCATCAACGTCGGCCGCGTCTTGCACATGTACGTGATAGTCACGCTTGCCCGAAACGGTCACCTCAAACGCGCGGTCATACTGAAGCTCGATCGAAAGGAGAAACTCGCCATACTTACCGATGTCGGCTTCGCCTGTACGATCGATCAGTTCCTTACGCATCGCTGCCGCGATCGCTGCGCCGAACTCTTTTGGCTTATCGAATGTCTCATCACCGATCGTCGCCTCAAACGGCGTGTTGGCCAGCGCCTCGGAGCGCGCTGCATCGGTGTTAACGGCACCGGAACGAGCTTCGAGCTCGTCGGCTTCCTGCGTCAACGCCCTGATCTTGCCCTTGATGCGATGCTGTTCACGGTCATGCTCGACAGACTGTCCTTCCAGCTGCCGCAGCTTTCGTCGGGTCTCCATCTCTTCGAGGATCAACGGATTTCCTGAAGCCGCGGCCTTCATCTCAGCGGCATTGGTGGCTTCGCCTGCGATATCCTCGATCTCGCGGGTTTTCAGGTTGCCCTTTCGGACCTGCTGAATGAATCGGGCTTTGGCCTCGATCCCTTGCCACTGCCGAGCATCGAGAGTGTTCTTGGTCGCATAGCGAAGGATCTCGATCTCGAAATTGTCGGGATCTTCGGAATAGAGCTCGTTACCTTGGCGGATACCGCGGCCGTCGCGCTGTTCGAGATCAGACGGACGCCACGGCGCATCAAGGTGATGAAGCGCGACGAGGCGGTTCTGCACATTGGTGCCCGCTCCCATCTTTGGCGTGGAACCCAGGAGGATTCGAACGCGGCCTGAACGAACCTTGCCGAAGAGTTCCTCCTTCTGCGCCTCGGTGTTGGCGTCATGGATGAACGCGATCTCGTCGGGCGATACGCCGCGGTCGATGAGCTTTTCGCGGAGATCGTCGTAAACAGAGAAGGTGCTCTGGAGCGCGAGAAAGTCGTCTGGCGACATGTTGTCGAGCTTTTCCTGAGCGGCCTCGTCGCCCTGGTCGGCCTTCTGGATCAACGCACGAAGCTCCGCCTCTTCCCGCGCCTTCGCCTTCTTCGGCGTAGATAGGTCGATGAAAACAAGCTGCGTGCCGCGCTTGCCGGCCCACTTGTCGTGGATCCTCTTCATATTGTCGGCGGCAACGTGGACCTTGGAGCCGGGATGGTCTCCATAGGCCGGGTCGATCAAGCGCATATCGAGCGCTGCCTTTCGGGCGTCGGACATGACCTTAAGCATGTTGTCGGCGCCCTTCTCTGCTTTCTTCGGCAGATTTTCAGCGCGCCACACCAGAGATCCCTTCGGAAACTCAAGGTTTCCGAGATCGTCGGTCTTCCCTTCGCCGATGAACGCCGCCTGGTCGCGTGAGCGTTCGACCGTGACGTTGGTCGGCTTACCGCCCTTGACCTTTGGCAACGGCAGTTTCTTGCCGATCGCCGCCAGTTGGGCCTTGATGTCGTCGTTGGTGATGACGTCAGCGAAGCTGAGATATCGCTGCATCAGCTCGGGCATGTTCACGAATTTCGCAAACCGGCTGTTCAGCTTGTATTGGCCGCTTGGCGAGAGCTCCCAATCCGTCACTACTTCGCCGAACACCTTTGCCCAGGCATCGAAATGGGCGACGCCTAGATTGCGCAGCGTTTTCTCGTCGAGATAGCGCTGCACGGTATACATTTCGGCCATGGTGTTGCTGAGCGGCGTCCCCGAAAGGAACGTGACGTTATTGCCGCCGGTCTTTTCGAGAATGAACCGGCTCTTCATGAACAGGTCGGATGCCTTCTGGCTGCCAGCCTGATTACCCAAGCCAGCAACACGGTTCATCGACGTCGCGAAGGCGAGGTTTTTGAACTCGTGCGCCTCGTCGACATAGAGGGCGTCAACGCCCAGCTCGTCGAACGTGAGACCATCATCCTTTTTGCCGGCGTCGAGTAGGCGCTCCATCTTCGCCTTGAGGCTATCCCGCCACTTAGTGAGCTGTGCGACGTTCCGGGACTTCTCCCCTGTGTTCTGGCGCAGTTCCGCAATGGAAGCCTCAAGATCATCCATCTGCTGCTGGATGAATCGGCTCTCATAGTTGGGGTCCATGCCGATCTTGCCGAACGACGAGTGGGCGACGATGACAGCATCCCAATCGCCGGTGGCAACACGAGCGAACAACCGCTTGCGATTGTCCTTTTCGAAATCGCGCTTCGTAGCGGCAAGCACCTTGGCGCCGGGATAGAGCCGCACAAAATCGGCAGCCCACTGCCCGACGAGATGGTTCGGTACCGCGAACATTGGCTTGCGAGCCTGCCCGATACGGCGCTTTTCCATAGCCGATGCGATGGCGGCGAACGTCTTGCCTGCGCCTACGGTATGGTCTGCTAGCGCGGTACCGGACTGCAGCGAGCGCCAGACGAAGTTCTTCTGGTGGGGGCGGAAGGAGATGATGTCATCACCTACCTTGCCCGGCAACGTGAGATGAGACCCGTCAAATGTCCGCATGATGTCGGTGTTGAAGGTATCATTGTACAAACGGGTGAGCTCATCGCGCCGCGCGTCCTCGTCCCATACCCAGCGGCGCCACTCGGCCTTAACCCGCTCAGCCTTCTCATTGGCCGCATCGGTCTTGGCTTGGTTCAACACGGTGCTGCCGTCCGACATACGATCGGAGATCGTGATTGCCTGTCCGTTCAACACAGCACTGAGGATAGAATCGACGCTGGCGCGATCGGTGCCCCAAAGCGTCTGCGCAGCGGCGGTGGGAGATGGGACGTCGATTACCCACTTAGCGTTGGCCGCCGAATAGTAGGCCTTTGGCTTCACACTGCCCTGACCGATATGGCGCAGGAAGTCCACGATGTGTTTCGCCGGCACCCAGGGAGCGCCCGGCTTCACATCAATGTCGATCGCCTCGATGTCAGCGGGCTGCACATCGCGCAGCGCGTTGACGTTGCGTCGGAAGTCGGGATCTGTCTGCGCTGCACGCTCTGCCTCGGCGAGCTTCTGCTTGACGTTCCCAGACAAGTAGGCGTCCGATGTTTCATATGAACCAGATGGGGTCCTATAGAGCAGCGGACCGAGTTCATCGACCATGGCGGAGCTAGGCTTGCCGTAAAGCCGTGACATGGCAACGAGGTCAACGCGTCCGAGATCGTTAAGCACCGTCGCCAGCGCATCCTTGGCGCTGCTAGCGCTCGTGGGCCTGCGATACGGCTGCTGCGTTCGCTTGGTGAAGATAGGCGCCTTGTCGGCCGCCGCGGGGCGGGCTACCTCCCCTGTCGTCTTGGCAACGCCAGAGCTGATCCCCTTGTCGAAGTTCTGCTCAAGCGCAGAAATCTGGGGCCACGTCGGATCATCCCGGAACAGGCGCTTGTTTGCATCGGCATTGATCGGGCCGTGCTTCTTTACAAACCCGTCGTAGACCGTGTTGAGCCGCTTGCGCAGGTTCTCGATCTGCTGATCGCCCGTGCTCTCATCGATCTGAGCACGACGAAGGCGCGCGAAGGCATCTCGGACGCGGACCATACCGGACACCCGTTCACGAGCCGTATCGTTCGGGAAAACGACGGGCTGCGACTGCGCCTGGCCAATGGAATCGGACTGTCGCTGATGGATGGTCCCGTCCGGCGCAGCGAACATCGCGCCGACTTGCACGTCACTGACGGTCTCCGGAACGACAACGGTCTCGGTGGAGACCTTGCCCGGCTCGACCATAACGTTGTCAGGCAGGGTTCGGATTGCCTTCGCGAGCTCGTTAGGCAGGCTCTGCCCCTTCCGAGCCACTAGCGCCGGCTCATCCGGACCGTACATGGTGCCGAACGCGCCGAAATCACCGAGCATCATGTCGGGATGGTCAATGAAATATCGATTGAGCGGAACGGACTTTCCGTCGGTGCCCTTCCATTCTCCTACGTCGGTCCAGTTGCCTTTCGGCTCCTCACCCGGCATCCGCTTCCGCAGTAGAACGATGTCCGTCGTCACCTCGGTACCGGCGTTTTTCAGGAACGCATCATTGGGGAGACGGATGGCGCCGATTAGATCGGCCTGCTTTGCGATCATCTCGCGTGCAGTGGCGTTTGAACCGTCGAGGAATCGGTTCGTAACGACCATGGCGAGGACTCCGCCGGGCCGGAGTGCCTCGACACTCTTTGCGAAGAAGAAGTTATGGACCGACAGCTTATTTAGGTGGCGCCGTTCCTTGTCGTATACCTTCTCACTGCCGAAAGGCGGATTGCCGATCGCGAGATCGAAATATCCGTCCGGAACCACCAGCTTTTCAAAGCCGACGGGTGCCTGAATGTTGGCGCTTGGGTAAAGGTTCTTGGCGATGCCGCCGGTGACACGATCGAGCTCGACGCCGGTGACCTTGGCTTCCGTCTTCACCTCCCCAGGCATCAAGCCGAGAAAGTTGCCCGCGCCGACCGATGGTTCGAGCACCTGCCCGCCCTTGAAGCCAAGCTTGCGAGCAATATCCCAGACTGCGGAAACCACTTCCGGCGCTGTATAGTGAGCATTGCGCGTCGAGGATTCGGCGGCGCTGTATTCCTCTGGCGACAGCAGCGATTTCAGCTCGTCCGCCTGCTTCTCCCAGCCCTTCGCAACCGAACCGCCCTCACGGGCGAATGCCTGGCGCAAACCTCCCCACCCTACCCACTGGGCAAGAACTGACTGCTCGTCGCGGGTCGCCGGCCGCTTCTCCTCGTCGAGTTTGCGGAGGAGCTTAATGGCTGCGACGTTCGCATTGAATTTGGCCTTCTGGCCGCCCTCCCCGAGATTGTCGGAATCGCTGATCGTGTAATCGACAGCCCGCTGCTGCGCTGGCACCGCGGCCGATTGGACATCGCGAAGGCGGTCGGATATATTCTCTTCTGTTCGCGGCGGGGTTGATGCAGACCGGTCACCCCACAAAGCACTGAGACGGCGTGAACTTTTCTCAGAGCGCCGCGAACCATTCTCAAATGCAGTCAGCAGCCAAGTTTTTGCGGTGCCGTCGTAGTCCAGGCGCACACCGGCATTGCCGCCATCGTCACTGAGCTGGATCCGACGAGCTGTGCTGCGATCCTTGTCAATGTGAAGACGATCGATGAAACCTTGGAGATCGCCGAGCACCTCGGGATGCCAAGCAAGCAGCTTAGCGAGGCCAGCTCCGTTGCCCTGGTTGGTGCCGGCATTGCCCCAAACAAGATCGATCGGGCCGACATCCGGATGAGACAGGGCGCCAATAGCGTCTCCGGACTGACGGCGTTCGAGCTCCAATGCCGCTTCGCGCCACTTCCCCTCGTAGCCGCGGAGAATCGGGCCGAATGGGCCTTGCTCTAGGTGTCCATCGTCCGCTGACCGTTTGCCGCGGCCTTTGCCATCGCGTGTGTCATCGACGGCTTCGGAGCCGGGCTCGCCGCCCCTTCTTCCGGCAGCAAGAGATAGCTCTCCCTGCTCATCTGCCACGCCTCGTCCGGACTGTACCCGCTCTCCTCGAGCTGACTCGTTTCGCGGTACGTCTGCTCTGCTGCGTCTTTCAGCGCCTGATCCAGCGTCCCGGCTGCTTTCAGCTCCCGGTACCGGTTCGGAAGGTGTTCCTTCCAGTGCTGGCGACCCATCTCGATCCAGTTCTGCAGATTCATTGTTCTCTCCTGCGATCGAGGCGACATCGATCGTATCCACCTCTGCCGCGCTCGACATCCCGTCGAACACCGCGGCACGAGGATCATACTTTACACCCATATACCACGATTTCAGATACGGGCGCGCGCTCTCGCCTAGATCCTCGATCATGGCGCTAGCGTAGGCCGCGAATGTGCGGGCGCCTCTTTCGATGTGGTAGCCGGCGAGCGTAATGCCGGCCTGAAGCAGCTCTGGATCGACACCAGAGTTGAGCTGGCCGCGGAACTTGCGACGCAGCAATTCGCGGGCCTTCTCGGCTGCGCTGGCCGTGAAGATCTTGTTTTCAGAGACCGGCGGTTTGGCCTTCGTCGCTGGTGCGGTCGGATCGACAATCTGGATGATGTCGGGGTTTATGATCTCGTAGACCTGATACGCGCCCGTGCCGCTGGCGTAAGTCACAACGTCATAGCCCCGATCGCGCGCCTCGGCCCGGATAAAGGCCTCGCGTTCGTCCATATTGAACCCCGGCCGGTTGACGGATGCGTTCAACACATCGGTGAATTCGGCCGATCGGTTCCGCAGCTCCTTGCGATCGAGCACTTTGGCGGTAGTTGGGATCTTGATCGAGAGCGTGTCACTGTCGCGCTGGTTGCCGAAGCCGGTCGCTGTGTCGCGATCGGTCGTGAACATGATGCCTAGATGGGTCGGGCGGAATTCGAACGTGCCGGCTTTGATCTCCTCGATCTCGGCCTTGCTTGCGCCGCGCCAGAGGTCGATGCCGGGCGCGTCGGCTGCTACGGTCTGCGGCGGCCGCGACTGTGCGTGTTCTTGCGGAGCTGGCGCTGTTTTCGCTGTCGGAGCATCCGTCGGCGGCTTAGGATTGCCACCGGATAGTTCGGCGTATGCGGCCTCCGCCTGGGACGCGCGGATTACCCTCGCCTTGCCGTCGCGAGCAGCGGCATAACCCATGTAGTAGGGTTCGATCGGATTAATGCCGTGGCCGCTCGCGTCAAACGATGACGCCTTCTGTTTGGTGGGAGGAGATCCTGCCTTTTGGTCCATCCAGCCCCGCGCGATATCGTAAGCGACGGGACTTTCAGGATGTGGTGTGCCCATTTGGGTAGCCGCGATATCGGCGTAGGCCGTCTTGAACTCCTTGGAGCGAAAGACCTCGCGCACCTGCGTGGCAGTGATCCCATCTTGCACGATGGCCGTTTTCGGTTCACCCCGAGTCGTTTCCCGCACCTCGAAGCGTTTGACGGGAGCGAAAGGTTCGCTCGTTTTGCCGGACTTTAGCCAGTCCTTGAAACCGGCAAGGGTGGTCGAGCTGATGTCCCCGAGTCCCTTCCAGTCCTTCATGTAGTTTTCGAGATATGCCGCGCGTGCCGATTCCTCACTATCAAAGCCCAACATGACCTTGTGCTCGTCGAACCGACCGTTTGCCCTGCGCTGGTCGATGACGAACACCTTGGCGCTGTCGCCGAGTTCATTCGTCCCCTGCCGAACGAAGACATCGATGTGGTCTTTGTCCTTGCCTACGGTGCCTCGGATGTAGCCGTAGTGGCTCTTCATCTCCACGGACCATGGCTTGCCGCTGGCGTCGGCGCCCTTGCGCTCGGAGCCCGCCGGGTTCTCGATCGAGATCTCAAGTCCGCCGAGGCTGATGCGGCCAACCTTGTAGTTGCCGGCTTCCTTCTGCGCCTGTGTCGGTTCGGGCAGATCGTTGTTTGGCGACGTTGCGGCTTCGTGCGCTGCCTCGTCTACTGTGACGGGTGCAGTGGGTGCGATCGCGCTGGTGAACCGTTCGCCACCGTTTTCGTCGATGAGGTCAACGTACGACGGCGCCGCGTTCTCCAAGCCCGCGCGATCATGGTAGTACGCTGCAATAACCGCGTTAGCCACTTCGGCATTGTCGGTGAAGTAGACATCGTTCGGGATCTTGCCAGCTTTGCGCGCCTCTTTCAGATACGCGACGAGGCGCCTGTATTGGTCGGGGGTGGACTTCTCCGCATCGTCGAGACCGAACCTCACGGCGTATCCGCCTATGAGGGCGTCAGCGACATGCCGGATCTCGTGTGCAACGACGTCTGGCGGGGTGTCTTTCGTAATCCTAATCGTTCCGCCCTGCGCCGTGGCAGTCGCAGTAACATCTGCGCCGGCCTCTACTGCAACACGGGCATTGCGGAGTGCTGGATGGTCGCTCTCGACAACTTCGACCTTGATGCTATCGGCCAATTCCGGAGCCGCCGCGCGAAGCTTTTCGATAGCCTCTTTTGCGGCCTTCACGCCCTCGCTATCGGTCGATCGGGTTGATGTATCGCCGTTCTGGCTTTCCGTGCCTGCTGCCTCGTCCACGGTCACTGCCGCGTTGCCAGCCTCGCGCAGATAGTTGAGGCCTTCGCGTGTCGCTGAGGTCCGCACGGCCTGCAATGTGGCCGCTGCTGCGTCCGAGATCTTACCTTGGGCATCGGCGCCGATCTGCTTCCCAAAACTCGATATCCGAACGTAGCCGTCAGTCGGAGCGTCGATCTCGGCCAACCGGCCGAAGAACTCGGCATGATCGCCGTTCGGGTTTGACGTCGCGTTGAGCACCAAGAGCTTGCCGCCGGGCTCGATGATCGCGCTCTCCTGGCCGTTAGTGCTCTCCGCAACGCGGCGGGCGAAGTCACTTGGTGAAACCCGCTTCGCCATATCCTTGTGAATGGAGGCAACGGATTGCCGGCTAAGCCATTCTGCCTTCCGAGCCTCCATATCGTCGACTTCGCTGTCGACTTCTGACTCATCAGTTTTGTCAACTGTCGACGCATTACGCAGCTCTTCCAGCTTCTTCTGAATCGCCTTGGAGTGCGCAGACCACTGAACACGCTCGTTGCGCTTCACGCCGGCGTCGGCGAGCATCTTCGTGCGTTCCGGGCCGGTGAGCTCGATATCCCACCAATGCGCCATGTCATCGGCGCGGGCCTCATAGCCCGGCTCCTCCTTGGCGCGATCGTTCTGCCACTGCCGCAAACGCTTGTCGTTGACCGAGTGCATCTTTACGGGAAGCTTGGAGTTCGCGTCCCGTGCAGCCTTGTCGACGCGGTACCGGTAGTCATCGGCCATCGATATGACGGCAGTCTTTGAGACCTTGAAGGCCTCTGCGAGACGCGCCAGCTCGTCAGCCCCAACTCGCTCAAGATCGGTATGAGCCGACCGTCCGAGTTTCTTGGCGATGAATCGAGCCTTGCCGAGATCGAAGAGAGCCGCGTGGTTCTCGTCCGGCATTACGACGGTGCGGCCAATGACGGCACGGCTGTTCGGCCCAGCGTCGCCGACCTCGCGCTCGATCGCGGGATTTCGGTCGAGCTCCTGCTTTTCGATCTGCTTGGGCGTCAGCTTGTCGGTGTAGAGTCGATCGACGGGCACCTGCAGCGGCTCGCCATCGTCGTTGACGACAAGCGCCTCCTTGTTGCCCTCCTCGTAGCTCTCCACCTTCGCTGCGAAACGGCCACCATTCGGATCATCGACGATGACACGCTGTCCTGGAGACGGGCGTCCGCGCAAGCGTTCCATGGCTGGCTGCTGCTCACTGCGGGACGGCAGTGGCTCACTTTTGATCTCGCCGGCAATAGGCGCCTGGGGTTTCAGCGCCGGATCGTTGGAGAACTCCGGGATTTGATCGTTGATCGGGACCGGGCCCTTTTCGATGGGGTTTTCTCGGTTAATCGCTTCTGGCGACTTGGCAATTTGCGAAATGCTGGTGGCGGGAACCTGATAGATTTCGCCACTGCCGCTATCGATCAGGACGGCTTCCTCACCCTCGTAGCTGTCAACGCGCGCCATGAAAGGCTCAATGCCATCATGATCCACCCGGACGGTCGCGCCGATACTCGGTCGACCGTCGGACGAACCACCCTGTTCCCGTGCAATGTCGCTGGCCGCCCGATCCGCACGGCTGCGGATCTGTGTCTCGGCGTGCTGAACGGCGCGTCCGATAGGGCCGCTCGGTTGAGGAACCGGATCGCGCGTTGCCGCCGGCACGGCCTCCGCCGCGGCCGTCGAATGTTCGGGGGAAGCCGGGCGGAACGCGCCGCCTGCGCCGCCCATGCCAGCACCCATAGCGCCGCCAGCCGCGACGCCTGATGCGACAGCTTCCCCCACGCCTTCGGTCAGAGACTGGCCTGGATCAGCCCTCTGAACGGCAGCGTTTTCCGCGATTGTCTGTGCTGCGCCTTGCGGCGCCTCTTCAAGCAAGCCTTCACCAACGAAGCCGCGGGTCGCGCCACCGACGATGCGCCTCATCACGCCACCGCCAACGCCTTCGGCGATGATCTTCGCTAGCGCGCGGTCGCCCATGCCACCGAACATGCCGGTTGCGACGCCCGCCGTGAGGAAGGCCTGCGACGCTGCATCCTCGGTCAACGCCTTGATGGCCTCGTCCTGAGACATCCCGCCCTGCACCATGGCCTTGATGGCGTCGCTCTGCGCCAACTGGTCACGCGGGATCTTCCCGATCCTATCGCGGACGTTGCGCGCGGAATCGGCGCCGCCCATGGTGCCCTCGGTAATGGCACCGGCGAGCGTGGCAGTGCGTGCAGCGGAGGCGGCAGCAACGCGCTCGCCAAGGCCACTGGCGATGGCGCGTAGGTATGCGCCGCGGGCCAGAATGCCGCCGGGTAGCATTGTGATGACGGTGCTAGGCGCGCTCTCGCCCACCGTACGGAGATAGCTGCGCGGATCTCGCCATGCGGGGCCAAACGTGTGCTTCTCGCTGTCCCACCATTTTTTCTGGTCAGCTTCCCCTTGCCTCTCGGTCACGCTCGCGTTGGCGCGCTCCTGGGCATCGTTCATCTTCTGATCGATCGGCTTGCCCATGGCCCAGCGGTCGATGTCGTCGGATGCTTTCAGGAATGCATCTCCGCCTGGGAGCTTGCGGAAGAGCGTGTCTGCCAGCGACGAAAGGCTCTGCCCTATACCGATGGTACCGGATTTCAGGATTCGAGCCGTATCCCCGCCAACGCCCCCGGAACGGTTCTCGGTCTCCCATTGCTTCTGCCAGTTGGGCAGCTCGGCTTCGTCGATGGAGATGTAGCGGTCGGGATTTTCCGCCTCGAGCTGCTGCTGACGTGCGCCAACAGCATCATTGTGCTGCTCGGTAAATGCCCGCATTCGGTTCTGCTCAAACTGGGCGTTCGTCGCCGTCTGCCGCTCGTCCTGTTGCGCGATCTGCGCCGAGACAGTTTTCTGAATCGGGTTACCTTCGGGATAGAGGCCCATCGGGTCTTTCACCTGAAAACCTGCATCGGCCGCGATAGTATTGCCAGCAGCGGCACCGCCTGCGGCGCTGCGTTTCTCTGCGGCTGCAACCGCGTCTTTTTCGCTGTCGAAACGGGCAAAGACCTGACCGTTCTTCTGCTCGTATCGCTTCATCGAGCCGAGGATGCTGTCCTCGTCGTCTGCTTTGAACTGCTGCGGGCCATTCTTGCCCATCCAAAGCGATGGCACGTTCACCCACTTGCCATCTGGCAACTGCCAAGTCGTGCTGATTTCGGTCGAATATGTGCCGTCGGTGTTGGGCCGCGTTTCGCCTGGCCGAAATGGTCGCAACTCGCCACCGGCCGTATCATCGCGTCCGCTCCGTGCATCCGTGGTCTCGACATGCCAAGGCTCATGACCCATCGGGAACGTGAGGCCATACTTACCAGCGTTGGCGTGAACCCAATCGCGGACCTCTTTCGGCGCGTTCGAGAACTCTTTCCCAGCCCAGCCGAGGTCAGCGGCATCGCCGTGCTGGTGACGTGAGCCACCGGGCCGGCCGATATTCTTGGACATGCCGGTTTCGCGGAAGATCGGCCGCCACTTTTCGCCGGCGGCAACCGGGCCCATCGCACTGACGTCGGAAAGCCAAGCTTCGCGATCAATGCCATACTTTCCGGAATTCTCGGCGATGATCTGCGCCTGGCGTTCCGGCGATCGGGCGCCCGACAGGATATCTAGGCCATTCTTCACGAAATCGGGTGCCTCACTGAACATGGCAGTGAGGCCCGACTGAAGGCCGGGTTTCATGTTGTTGATGTACTCGGCAGGCCTGCCGGGCTGCAGCTTGCTGAGAAGAGCCGTCGTGTCGCCTGCCGCTGGCTGCTGCTTCTGATCCTTCGTCGGGTTCAGAACGGCTTCGAACGGATCATCGTAGCTCGCGCTGAGGCCCGGGGCGTATGCAGTTGCTGTGCTGTCCGCCCGCTGTTGACCAGACTTGTAGAAGACGTGACGGCCAAGCTTCGTGGTCTGGGGCATCTTGGATGCCCAATCAGGGTTCACGCTGTCAGCATGGTAGTGGTCCGCGCCGCCGGTCGGATCGCTGATCGAGCCGCTGAGTACACCGTCGAGGATGGCCTCGGCGCGCTGCCGCAAGGCGGGATCCTGTTGAGCCTTGACTGCGTCGGGGCCCGGATGCTCATACCCGGTGAACTGGCTCTTCTGCCTCACCACGTCGGCCGGGCTCAAGCCGCGCTCGTTCGCACGGTTGCGTATGACAGCGGCCACGGCGGTCATACCTGAATCGCCCTCGCCGGCGGCCTCAGCAATGATCGTGTTTACAAGATCGTTGCGGTCCTGATCGTTGAACGAAGGGCGCGCGGGTGCGTCGCGCATATTCGGAGTGCTTTTGGGTAAATCCGGCGAAGAGGATGCTGGCGCCGGAGCCTTGCCACCATAGAGGTTGAGTGGGTCTTTCCAGCTGTCGTCTTTGCCGAGACCAATAACCAAAGGCATGCGCGGGCTCCATCGTAAGAGCCGCACTCATGCGCGGTAAAATGACCACCGATTTATAGGCGGAGGGTAAACGAATTGAAAGGGTCGATTGTCCTCATGATCCAGCAATATCAAATGAAAAACAGACGAGCGAAGATAGGCTCTTGAAGTATGCAGCGCATACCTTATGTTGGTATGCAGCGCAAACGTCACTGGAGACAATTGATGATTGGGAAATTCGAGGAGCTCGCGCTTCTGGCTTTGGTCAGAGCGGGGCCGAATGCTCACGCAGCAAAGGTTTACGAAGTGCTAGAGAAAACGCAAAGCAAGTTGCCGGCTTTTGCCGCCCTTTACACAGCTCTCGATCGTATGGTCGCGAAGAAGCTCGTGTCCGAAACTAAGGACCCCAGCGACAAACGTGCCAAGCGGCTCTTTACCATTACTGGTGAAGGCAATGCTGCTCTGAGAGAGGCACTGAATGCGACCCAATCCATTGGCCTGCCGGCAGGATGGGGTGTCGCCCATGTCTGATGAAGCCTCCGATCTCGAACGCTCGATGCAGGAGCGTCTTTCTTTCCTCCACAACTCTATCGAGATTACCCGCGAGGAGCTTGATGAGATGCTTGATGAAATATCCGACAAGATTGGGATCGTTCCTCAACAAATCGCAATAGACAAAGCGATTTTCAATCATGTCACACGGATGGACGGCTATATGGCGCTGGCCGACGTGGAAAGGGCCACTAGACTGTTGGGACGGCTGGCTTCAGCCTATGAGCCCAAAGCTGAGCCGCCCTCACTGTTTTGGGTGGAATTGCTCACCCCCGCGTCCGCAGGTCCCGATTTCGTGTTAAACTTGGAGGAGGTCTATTTTGACCGTTGGCTTCCGAAGTACGGAGCTCGAAGGGCACGTTTGATCGTAATCTCGCAGGGGATCCAATTCGTAGGCCGGCAATGGATCGGCCCCCTAGTAAAACTGTTTGATCGGCTGAAGTCCTTCGCCCTTGGATAGTTATAGCGAAAACCAACGTCTCGCCTTGGCGATAGTTCAAGGCGCGGCGCGTCGCTCTCTAGCCTCTCAATCCGTCGCTCTTTCATCCGGAAATCCTAAATGCCGAAGTATACTCGCGCCTCATCAGGCCGTTCGATAGTTATGTTCATTGCTGGCTCTCTTACTGTGGGGCTTCTTGTCGGCGCTGCGTTTTTGGGGTGGAAAGCCCATCCCGGCGCCTGCTCTGAAGGCGGCACCTATGCCTGTATGACCGCAGCGGACTGGGGAAACTTCTTTGCCGGTGTGTTCGCTCCTATTGCCTTCATATGGCTGGTGGCGGCCGTTTGGATCCAGTCACAGGAACTCGCGGAGCAACGCGAAGAGCTTCGATTGACGCGGCTGGAATTTGAAGAAAATCGCACGGTCATGCAGGAGCAGGCTAACGAGGCAAGGCGACAAGCTGAATTTATTGGTCTTCAAACGGAGATCCTGAAACGTCAGGATTCAGACCGGGTGTCCGAAAGGAGCCAAAAGGACCTTGATGATGCGATCCAAACAATTTCGGACCTTATCCACCACAACCTTTCAGATGTTAAAATATTGGTGGGTACGGACATCAATGGCCAAGAAGCATGGGTTGCCTTCACCAAGGCAACTCGATCGAAAGATGATTATATTCTCCATTTCGTAAGTATGATGTCACGTTCACCGGAGTTTTTCGGAATCGTTGGTCACTATTCGGTCAATCCGGAGGTCTTGGATATGATCAACCTTGCGAGCCAGATGGTTGACGGGATCATAGCCTTGGGGAAAGCTACCGGCCCCCGGGGGACCATGACCATAGAACGCCTTAAAATTAAGGAGTTTTCTGTCTGCCTGACCAGGATGCTGGCGGACCATCAGGCAGCGGGTGCGCGTCGCATCGCGGAGGCTCTTCTGAAGAGCTGAAACAGTCTAAAGTTTCGGCAGGATGATCTATAGGTCGATTTCTTTATTCTGGTTCGTTCGGCGGCCGCGCATCCATGAAATCCCGCTCGAAGGTCGCCTCGTCATAGACGCCAACCAGGCCGTTGGCATCGCGCACGATGTAATCGTTGCGCAGCGCCTTTGCATCTTCCGGCCCTGTCAGCAGCGTAATGCCGTCCGCGGAGATGATCATCTGGCCATCCGCGTAGATTTGGGCCAACCAGCTTGGGAACTCGCTCCAATCGTCTTCAGGCGAACGGAGGATCTGGTCCACCTGAAATGCTTCCACCGAAATCGGCATTTTGATGTATTCACCCATCGCTTTATCTTCCTCATGGAGATAACTGAAATCGTTAGAACTCAGCGTCATCGCTTAGGCGCTCAAAAACCGAGCGCGAAAATGACGATCGCCCACAGCGCGGCCAAAAAACCGAGCCAACTGACCCACAAGTGGAACGTCTGCGACTGGGGGTCTTGCGCCGAGAACTGCGATATTGTCGCAAGCAGCGCGGTGATGAGCACGGCGACGCGCGCCCAATGCCCTCCGTACTGTGCGATGATAATAAGCAGCAGGAGCGCAAAGAGTGTTGCCGCGACTGCGCAAACGACACGCCTGGCTTCGCTCATGGCTTCGTGCCCCCGCTCTTACCCGTCCTCGTCCCGATCGTCAGCACACGCAATGCCAGCCACAGAAGCAGGACGAGCAGACCGCCTATGAGCAGGTCTAAGAATGAGGATGCCACGATCTGAAGGAGGATGAGCGCCACGGCAATGACCGTGAAAATGCTGACGAGGCGCTCTCGGAGAAAATGGATGAACCGCTCGATCATTTGCCGAACTCTGCCTTGATGCCATTCGCGGCGCGGGTCGATGCCTGGACGAAGGCGGCAAGCGTCTTGCTGTCAACGCGATCGGTGTTGACGTAGACGCCTGCAGGCCACGAGATGGTGCTCACCTTGCTCCAGTAGTTGAACGACTTTGGATAAGCGTCGCCGGGGATCTTGGCATACTCGTAGAGCGGCTTGCCCTTGATATCGACTGCATCGTCGAAATCACGATCGTTGGCACCCACCAGTGCGACTGTATCGCCGAAGGTGGCATCCGCTTCATTGACGGTGCCATTTTTCAGCCCGGCCGGCACCAGCATGCAGGTGGTATCGCCGCTCGACACAGATGAAAGCGCCATGATGCCGCCCTCGTTGGAAATCGGGACTGAGCCGTAATCCTCGTCTTCGGATATCAGGTTCTGCCAGACCAGCCATGCGCCAGAGCCCTGCTCACCAATCGCGATGCTGTATTTCGCTGGATCACTCTCAAGGTCGCCCAGATCCTTGACGCCGGAGGCCTTGTTGCAAAGCACGTGAAGGTATTCCCGGTGCAGGCTGGCGACCTGGCGGACCTTCTTCGCGTTCGCAGGTGACGATCGGGAGATATAGACCGGTCCATCCGGCTGGCCGATCATAGCATTGCACGCCCTGGGGTCGCTCGGCGCGACAGTCAGCATTCGGTCGAGGTTGTCGATCGTGCCCTCGGTCTCGACGACTTCAATGTCGACAGCCGCGCCGGCCATCTTCTTGATCATGTCGCCGGCGGCGAAATACACACCGTTGGAGGCGCCTGTGCAAAGGCGGATGGTTTCGGCTGTTGCCGGTGCTGCACAGATCATGAGGCCGACAAGCGCGCCAATGATCCTCAATACGTCAATCTTCATCGCAAACTTCCTGCTTGGAGAGATTGGGGCGCGGTAACGTCCACGAACACAGACGCGCGTTGCTTCTTTGCATACCGCGCCCCGGTCCGCTCGGGGGTTATGGGAGACGACTGGTTGCGGAGGCTGGATTTGAACCAGCGACCAATAGGTTATGAGCCTAATGCGCTACCGGGCTGCGCTACTCCGCGTCAGTCGATATGCTGAGAAGAAGGAGCGCTAGGATTTTTGTCAACAGGCTGAAATCAAGCCTGCGATGTTCCACACAGCGATGGAAGGACCGGGCACTCTTGCGCCCTCGTGTCCGCTATTTCACTTGCAACAACTCACGGCCTGCCCCCGGCAACGGGAGCAACTTAACTTCTTGGTCTGCCTTTACGTCGAACGCGAGATGGGCGCAGCGGCCACTCTTTTCCTTGAGGACGATTGTCCCGACACCCGGAATTTCGACGGTCTGTCCGATCTTTACCGTGAGATGGAGCAATTGAGCCTCACTGAGCCAAGTACTGTTCGCGCTTGGCTTCTGGGAGGGCGGCGAGCGCCTTCTCGTATGCCAACGAGTCATTCTTGGCGAGAGCACGGTCGAGGTGGGCGAATTCGCCCCCATCGTCAGTGTCGGTCGGATCGGCAGCCGGGATATGTGCCAGCGTGGGCGGTGGATCACCCCGCTTTTTGGTTGGCTTTGTCGTCTCGGTCTGTTTTCCCTTGCCGGCGCCTGGCACCGTATCCGTCTTAAAGGCCGACGTGATTTCACCGGATATCTTGGCGTGTGCCTGCTCAAGGATCTTCGGATTGAGCGGATTGATTGCCGTAGACTGGAGCGCCTTCACCTCGGCGTCGAGTGCATTACGCAGAAACTCAGATCGAGCGTATTCCGGATGATCGCTCATGAACGCTGGAACGTCACGACCAACCCAGTTCTCGATCGCTGTGGTTCGGGCAACCTGGGCGCTGATCTGGCGCGTCTTGAGCTCGTCCGCCTGATCTTCGAGGGGGGCGAGAGCCTCGTTGTACTCTTTCGCGGTTAGCTCGCCCTCGTCGAACTTTTCGGCAAGCGCGGCGCGCTGATCCTTGATGTCCTTCATTTTGGCCGTGAGGTCAGCGGGGAGGATCCAGCTTGGCGCCCGTTCCTCGGGTTCGTCTACAGGCTCAACCGGCTTAGCGGCTTCGGCTGCAGCAGCTGCCGCGGCTGCGTCGGCGGCTTTTGGGTCAGGCGTTGCGACAGCAGCGGCGGCGGCATCGGCAGCATCATCAGCGTCATCGCCTTCCGCAGCAGCGGCAACGTCAGCGGTTGTCGTGTCCTCGGAGCCTTCGTCGCCTTCCTCAGCGTCTCCGTCCTCGTTGATCTCTTCGAGGTAACCCTCGCGTTCCTCATCGGTGAGCTGCGCGAGCTCTTCTTCTGTCAGTCTCGGGTTCATATTTCGCCCTCTCGGTTAACCCAACCCAATTTGGGCTGGCTCGTTACCCGCCGGTGCGGCTGCCCCGGGCGGTATCTGCTGTTGTGGTGGTTGCTGCGCCGCCGCGGCGGCCTGTTGCTGCGCAGCGGCTTCCGCCAGTGCGCGCAGATTGCTCTCCTGCTCGGTGCGGGACATGAATCCCGCTTCGTGCAGCATGTGGTCCGCGACGTCAGCAAGTGCCGGCGCGATCGCAACCTTGCTGGCTGCATCGAGGGCGGTGCTCTGAGCGTTGATGTTGGTCGCTGCTATCTTGGCTTCGACTTCCTTCGCGATCGCCTGGCTCTTCGCCGCGTCCGCCTCGGCCTTCACTGCATCGGCGAGAAGCTTGCGAAGCTGAGCCATGATGGTCTCAGACTGAAGCTGCTGCTGCTGGGCCTTTGCCTGGGCCTGGGCCTGCTGTTCCGGATCGTTCTCTTCTGCATCCGGGTCCACCATTCCAGTGACTTGGCGGATTCGCTTCACAAGCTCCTCACCTTGCGGAAGGTCCATGCTCTCGACGATGAGATCGAGGGAAACGACGGCAACCTGCGGCGCCACCGGTGCCAGCTTGCCCAGCAGCTCGAGGAGCTTGTCGACCTGCGCCTGACGGACGGTCGCGCGCCAATCGTCCTCTGAAATGACGAAATCGGCTTTGGTGCGGATGATGTCGTTCTCGGGCAAGCCGTCGTTGATATCGATCCATTCCGGCCGACCGCGCTTGTTCGTGATCCGGAATTGCTTCTTCTGATCCATGAACTGTTCGGTGAGCGACAGCTTCTTCTCACCGCGGATCTGCTGCGCCAGACGATGGTTATCGAACAGTCCGGAAGTTGCGAGCTGGCCCTGTGCCTGCCTCGCCTCGATTGCCACGCCGGATACTGCGTTCGTCGATCGACCAAGGTTCTCATCCGTGACGCCGCCGACCTGCTGCAGCATCTGGATATTCCGGGACATGAGCTCGAGGTGCCACTGGGAAAGCTCGCGGTCCGCATTGAGCTCGAAGCGCTTGCCCGACGCTACGACGAACACGGCGTCTGGACGCGCCGCTTCTTCGGCCAGCTCGGTCACATCGTCGACCGCACCATCCTCCATGATGATCTTGTTGGACGAGAGGATGTGCAGCGCCTTGCTGGCGCGCTTGTTGATATCGGTCTGGATGTCGCGAACATTGCGCACCAAGCCGTATGGCATGCCGTCGCGGCCGCGGCGTTTGTACCAGATCGGCGTGAACGGGTACTTGTTGTGCCGGTAGGGAGATGGCGAGAGCCAGAGCATGCCGGCAGATGTGAAGAGCGCGACATAAGTCCGCATCATCACCTTCTTTACGACTTCGGCCTCGCCATTCTCCACCTCGTCGGCGTGACCGGGCGAAAACTCGTCGAAGATTTCACCGGAGAAGACGCCGCCACGCATGCGTTCGGTCTCAACCGGCATGCGGAACCACAGTTCGAAGATGCGCAGACGGTTCCGGCGATAGCCCGTCACCCGGTCGCTGGTGTAACCGCTGTCCCCACGGCCCTGATTTTCGAGCTCGATCTGATCCATGGGGTAATCGCCATAGGCATCGAGCATCGCGAAGTTGTCGGCGTCATCGACTGATCGCTTGAGCATGGCCTTGCGCTTTGGGAAGGTCGCGATGGCGACGTCGAGGTCTACCCACTTCGAGCGGCCGACATAGCGCCCGTCCTCGATATCAAGCTGGGTGGCCGTGCTATCCCACAGCATGTTCCGCCAGTTTTCATAGCGGGCATAGATCGGCTCTCCTTCTTCGTCACCCTGCCAGCCGTCTTCCATCCAGCCTATGCCCACCTTGGCGCCATCGGCAAAAGCGCGACTGACCTCGAAGGGTTCGCGGTTCACGTCGGAAAGGTATTTCAGGAGTTCCGTCTTCTTTTCGGCTGGCTTGCCGTCTTCCTTGCGCCGCGGGAGCACGCTGAAGTCGGTCCGCGCATTCTTCTCGGTACCGATGACCCAATCGACAGTCGTCGCTGTGACGTTGAAGACGAGCGGCACCTGGCCACGATCGCGAAGCGTCTGGGCGTCGTCTTCGCTCCACTGGATGCTGTCGTAGACATCCTCATCGATGGCCATGTCGATGCGGTTCGCCGCCTGCCGATCGACCTCACGCTGCCAGATGTCGAGAAGACGCAGATGAAGCCGCGTCATCGCACTGCTGTCGAGCTTGTTGCCCGCAACCTGCCTCACCGGCGCCGGCGTGTCCGGAATCGGGGACTTGTATTTCTTCTTTCGGACGGAGCCGTCATCCGCCTGAAGGTCAAACATCCTTCATCTCCGTTTCCACAGTCCTACCGGTGCTGTGATCAATCAGGACCGCTTCCGCGACCGTCGGTGTTTCGAGTGGCTGGTATGGAGGGATCGACAGGAGATCGCCGAGCATGTCGTTCACGAACATCGCGAGGCGAATGATCGTGCTCTTGTCATGAATCGAAAGCTGAAGGGCTTGGGCGAACAGGAACGCAGTGCGGGCGGCTTCCGCGGGATCGCCAATCTCCTCAGACCAGATCCACGCGCGGTTCTGGGTGACCACACACGGTATCAGCCTGTCGTCTAATTCGCTGCCCGTCCGAATTAGAACCATGCACGGGCGAAAACTTTCGTCTCGCCTAAGCCATGTTCCGATAGCGGTAATTGGGCCTCGGGTTTTTGTCCATGCCCTGTGATCTAGGTCGATTGCGTGGCTCAAAGTTGTCCTCCTGAAAGATGGAGGACGTCTTGCCCAATGGTGAAAACTGGCTGGAGATCATGCTGCCAACCCTGATCTGTTGGCACGCCGCGGCCGTGTCGTGGTGCCGCCATGCACTGTGAGGCGACGGACATCGTCACGTGCCTGCGCCTTCTGTCGCAAAGCGTCGGCGGCATGCTGGTGCCCATTCTTCATCGGGTACTCAGTCCACACCTGCATACTGTCGTTCCACTGCTTGCGGTAGTTTTCGAGGTGAATGATGCCGGGGGCGCATTTGACCTCGTCGAAGAAGTATCCGGAGAAGTCCTCGCGCAGCGCCTGGATACCAACGTTGACGAGATCAGTGACGCGCGGCACGATCTGGATATTCTTGAGACCCAGTGCTTGGAGCATGTCCCTCGGGGTCTCAAGGGCCATCGTGCCCGGCCTGCGCTGATCGCCGTCGTGAGGGAGGAAGTGATGCCCCCACACATACCCACGCTTCTGCAGCTCGGCGACGACGAACGAATACGCCTCGTCGCTGCACTCGAAATAGTCGATGAAGTGATCTGCTTGGCCGACGGCTTGGTGGAACCAGATGGCGATGTCATCGGCCACGCCCAAGTCCCAGAACGTGTTTACGGGAATGCCGGTCCGATATGGAACCTTGCCGATGCGATCTTCCAGGCGGGCGCGCTGCAATTGCTTGCGGAGCCAGACGCCTTCCGTCGAGACCTTGAACGCTTCTTCCAGTGTCGTCGGGTACTCCGACCACATCTTTTCATTGTCGTCGCCGAATGTGCCGCGCCGGGTGGCGATGTACCAGGCGCGCTTGCGCATCGACAATGGGCGCTTGATCTCGCGTTCCATGCGGTCGAAATAGTCGTGGTCGCGGGCATCGATGAAGATGCCTTCGGGCTCGATCTCGTACTCGTCGGCATCCCACCACGACGCGAAGTGCAGGCGATACTCAAGCTTGGACAGCTTCTTGCCGGATTCGGCGTTGTTCTGCGCCTCGATCACCCGCTTGTAGTAGTCGCCGTCCCTGCCCTTCGAGGTCGACTCGATGAAGATCATGCCCTGCTCGGCCGCCGGCAATGCGCCGGTCACGATCTCCTCGGCTTTCAACGGATTGAAGTAGCAGATGACACCGTACTCAGAGACATGCAGCCAGTTCAGCGTGGTGCCGCGCGCTGACGTGGATACGGAGATCGACGAGCCGTTGCTGAACGTCTTCTCGGACACGTTGTCCTTGATGATGCGGGCGGCGCTCTTGATGAAGTCCGGCAGCCGATCGTAGGCGAACTCGATCTTGTCGCGCATGATCTTCTCGGCGGTCTCGCGGTCCTGGGCGATGACGGCGGCCGTCTGGTTCTCGACGAAGAGGCAGGCGTCCAACATCATGAGCTGGATCAGGGTGGAGAAACCGCGCTGCCGAGCCTTCGGCACGATGTTCCGGTACCAGACCCGCGAGAGGAAGAGCTCCTGCACCTCGTTGGGCGTGAAAAGGACCGTCTTCTTGTTCTTGTCGAGAATGTAATAGAGGTTCCGAATCCGCCATTGCGGGTCTTTCAAGCTCTCAAGGAGCTGTTCCTCTGTATACCCGCTAAGGTTTTCGTACATTCGGGTCCTGCTCGTCGTCGACCGGCGTGAAGGCTTTGCCTTGTGTACCGATCGCAGAATTTGCAGGACCGTCTTGGTCCACGGGTGAAATTGCCCTGCCACCTACCTTCTGAAGGAAGGAGCCGAGCGCGCTATCCTTTTCTACATCATGTTTGATGTGTCGAACATCCCGCCAGATGCCCGGGCGGCGGTTCTGCAGCCACCACATGCCTGCCTTCACATCTGGCGGCACGTGCTCGATGATCTCGACGCGCTGCGCCTCGCCCTCGATGACGACGATCTTCTCGCTGTCGAACGAATAGCCGGTGGCGCGCTTGAACAGGCTATCCTCAACCTTCTTGTCCGCGGCTTCCTTGCCCAGCTCCAGCGCTGCCCGAAATTCGGGGTGCTCCAGCTTCCAGCGATGAATCGTCCTGATGCTGACTTCGAACGCCTGGCTGATTTCGAGATCCGTCGCGCCGAGCTCGGCCAGCGTCATGGCGATCGCGATGTTGCGGTCATCCCACTCCGACGGGCGGCCACCGTAGTTGCGCGGGTCCGGCCGGAAGGCATCGCCGAAATCCGGATGCTCTTCCTTCCACCACTCCATGGTCTCGGCGTCGATGCCGATGACCTCGGCGATATCCTTGTCGGGAACCTTCGAGAGGAACATCGTTCGCGCGAGGCCGATGAAGTGCTTCTGGAACTTCACCGGCGCCTTCATCTCCGCCTGGGGCTTAACAGCCGCCTTGTTGGCCGCCTTCGGCTTCCGTGGCTTTGCGAGGCTCTTGGCCTTCGCAGGCGCCTTCGTTGAGTTCGGCGCAACCTTCCCGGCTACTGCTTTCCCACCCTTGGCCGGAGACTTCGGCTTTAGGGGTGACAAAACCTCGTCGGGCTTGGTCTCAACGGCACTGCGCTTACGTGGGGCCATCAGAGTGAGTGCTCCGCCTTTTCGACAATGCGAAAGTTGACGCCGCGATACAGAAATGGGCGACCAAGACGAAAATCTGGCAAGTCGCGGTGATGGGTCATGAGAACCTTAGTCACGCCTTCCGCCACCTTGCTGAGAAACATTTCGGCGCCTCGTCGCGGCAACTCGATTGTCACCGTTGGAGAACCGAGCATGCCCGCTTCGGTAGCAAGGCCAAATGCCATTTCGTCCAATATGGCAATAGCTCTGTTCGGATTAACCACTTGCTGGCTCCTTTCCATGCCCCAGAAGCGCGTGACGAGCAATGCGCTGGAAATCCCGGCATGCTTCGCGCCACGTCCCATCCGTCATGTGCGTCCACGACGATCCTGTAGGATGGGCGTCGCGAATGCCCTGGAGCGCGAATACCAGCGCTTCGATCTCCGTCGCCTGTTGGACGATGAGCTCCGCCGCCTTTTCAGCGGTGTCTATCGTGATACTGATCGCGTCCCGGCCGTTGCGCCGAGCGCGGCCCGCCCAGGTCACAAGGTCGTTGTGGATGCTTCCCATCATCCCAACCCCCGCACACGACGCAGGCGATTGGACGCAATCAGGCTCATCATCTCCTGCCTGCCCTTCCCATCCCCATTCAAAGCCCGAATGAGCCGGTCACTGGTGGTCAACGACGATAGTGGTGGGCGGCTGAAGTCGATCTCGCCCTCTGGTGCCACACCCACTGACGGAGAAGAATTACTTATATATGGCTCTGGCTCTGGTATTACAGAGCTATTGCGCTGCATTTGCTCTTCGCCGTCACTGATTTTGTTGCGAAATCTGGCGTTGTCGCCGTCATCTCGCCTTGGTTTCATCGCGCTTTCAGCTCGTTTTCGCGAGATTTTCAGCGCGTTTTCTATTTCGGTCTCGCAACGATGGTTGCTGATTTGGCCCTGCGAATTGATGAAAATCTTCCGCATGGTGAGCAGATCGGACAGCAACGCCCGCACCTTCCGAAGCGAGCAATTGAGCTGACCGGACAACCAACGCTCGTTGTTGTCGATCGGCCCCCCAGCGTCATAGATGAGGTCAAGAATGGTCGTGTAGGCGCCACGCTGCTCAAGATCGAGCTTTGTGTAACCCTGCAGCGCATCACCGTGGTACCGGCGATGGTAGGGCATGGTTCTACGGCTCATGCTGTCGCCTCGTGCAATGGAACTTGAAACATTCTCGGGCGTTGATTCCTGGCCTTTTCTCCGCTTGAAGGAATGGAGCAATGGACCTTAAAACGTGGAAACACGCCGTTGTCTTTCAAACGCATTCGCTCGGAACGATACACACCGTTAAAAACACCAAGGCGGCGGCGGAATGGCTGCTTCTCTACTGGCCGCTGTCGCAGGGGGATGACCATAGTGCTGCGATGGAGGCGTGCCTTCGAGTACTTGAGGGCAGCGCGCCGGTAGAGGTCGCGCGCGAAGCCTTCATCGATGCCTGTAAGGAAGCCGATATCTTTGTGCTGTCTGCGACCTTCCAGAAAACTCGCAGACAGCAGAACGCGGCGGTGAATAACCGCTCTTCCAATTGAAAGAGTATGCGCCCACAGGATCATATTGCGCGCCTCAAATCATGCCGAGGGCGGCTTTGTAGGTGTCGAGGATCGATTCCTCTTCGAGGCGTTCGTTGGCGTCCTTCTTGCGCATTTTTATGATGGTGCGGATCGCTTTAGTATCGTAGCCCCGGCCCTTCGCCTCTCCGATCACATCTTTGATATCGTCGGAAATTGCAGCCTTCTCCTCCTCCAGGCGCTCCACACGCTCAATGAAGCTACGCAGCTCGGCAGCCGCGACATTCTCGACTTTGGTCTGGCCGGTCTCGTCGCGGCTGAACGCTTCCTCCTGGCCAGTGTCAGCCCTACCGACTTTGCCGATTGCTGCTTGGGTCACTGCCTTAGCCGCCGCCTTCTGTGCACCCGTCATACCTGCACCAGTTTCGCTATGCATTCTCAGTCCCTTCCTCATCGAGCTGCGCCTTGAGCCCCGCGGCTGTCGGTCGCCGTTTTGCTTTGCGTTGGTCCCGGTTCTGGCGCTTCGCGAACTCCCGTTCAGAAAGCAGCCGCAGCCGGCCGTGTGTCTTGGTGCGCGGAGGGAGAATGGTTTTCACTGCGCCGTTGATCGGATCGATCATGGCGATGAATTGACCGTTATCCACGCTCGGCAGCCCCAAGCGGACAGCGAGCGCAAGGCCCGGAGTCCAGATCAAATTTCGAACCTGTCGGATGGTGAAGCCGGCGGCGTGACAATGCGCACGGGCCTCTTCCTTCTTGCTGGAGAACTCACCGTCGAGCTTGGTGTGCAAAATACGCTGCACGTAACGGGTGATTGCATGATTGGTGACGGCCAAAAGCGGATCGTCGCGTATCAGCAGCATCATGCGCTCGACGGATGCCGTCTCTTCACTATTTGGGAGATCCGGCATTTGTGCCCCTTTCGAGAACTCGGTCGTAAGCTTGAACCAGAACGGCCAACTCTTGCCGGCGCGAGAAAATCTCGTTTTCGGGGCGTTTGCGGGGGCCGGCAGAGAAGCTCTCCAGCCACCAGAGTTTTGAGGAAATGAGCTGTTTCAGCCCAGTTGCGATTGCAGCGACTGAGAGCACGGGCGTACGCGCCAGTGCCATTCCTTCGTTGATCTTATGTTCTTCGGCCCGCCGAATGATGTTGTCGGCCGACGTGTATGTTTTCACCTTTGCTGTCCCTCATCCTGCAACGACCTGAAGCCGCTCGCCCTGCAGCCTCGCAATTTGCTCGTCGATCTCCCTCGCCCGTTCATGCCTGGCGGCGTGCTCAACCCATCCCGGCCTTTGGCGGAGGCAGGCGTGCAGCAGTGAAGGACCGAACGTGGTGAGAAGGATCATGAAATGCTCCACCGACGGCTGTGACCGCCGATGAAGCCAGTTCTCGACACTGGCGGCGGGAATGCCCGTCCTCGACTCGACGTGATGTATCGTCGATCGCGGGAATTGCTCTCGCAGCCAGCCAATAAGCCCCTCAACGTCAAATAAGATTGCTGAGTTTTTCCCGTAAAGTTGCGGTCCCTTCCCGGCGGAACCGCGCCACTTCCTTGTGCCAATGTTCTGGCACTGAGGATCGTCTTCGAAGAGACCCGTTTGTCCGAACCCCAACCCCTCAGAACGAGAGAGCGAGAGGTAGGGCCGGTGCAAGGTCTCAGACGATTGGCGAGGCAACAAGGCAATCAGGTGCTGCATGCGGACAGGGTGCACGATCATGGCTTGCTGGCTCACCCGCAAAGTTGCGGGCTTTTCGAACCGATCGGTGATGTAGCTGAGGAGCTTCTGGATCGGCTTCGGAGGGGAGATCGCCGGAATGGACCAATCATCCATTCCCGCGACGGTCAGAAGTCGGCGGTGACCGACCTTCCGGGGAGAAGTGAAGGAGGCGCTCATTGACCGACCGCCCCCGGAACGCCTGCGAGATCGAAGAATGCCGGCACGAGCTTGGTTCTCGGTATGCCGGTGACTTTCTCGATTTCAAGGATGGTATTCAGGTCGGTGGGTACGCCCAGCCGCTCCCAACGCAAGATGCTGGTCTTGTGGTAGGGCGGATTGAAGCGCTCGCCAAAAGCCTCGAGACTGAGGCCGGCCTTCTGCCTGTATTCCTTGATCGGTGAAATGTTCTCGTCGTCGCTCATAGCGGAAATGGTTGCGTATAAATCAACCCACGTCAAGGGGGTAGCTTGTTTTTCGATAAGGCGATTAAAGAAACCGGCTCTGGTACAAGTTGCTTCATGAGCAACGTCGATGAGTCTACAGAGCACCCTCGCCGCCATTTCATTCCTGAATGGGCTGAAAAGCGCGGAGTAAAGCAGGCTGATATCGTTCGCGAGATCGGTGCCGATAAGGGCGCGGTCTATCGGTGGTTTGCTGCTGGCATCATCCCCACAGAGAAGTACCTCAAGCCGCTCGCCGACTACCTTGGCGCGGAAGAGGTGGTGGCTCTTTTTCGGCATCCGGATGACGACTGGCTCGCAAAGATGTTTCGCGATAAGACCGAGGAGCAAAAAGAGGCCGCGATCCAGATGCTCACCCTCTTCTTCAAGAATACAGCCTCTGCCTCTGAGAGGACCGAGCCGGCCACCAATCGAAAGAGCCGCTCATCTTGAGACCTGCCATGAGGCTATTGATCTGCTCTTTGGCAGCTCTGGCGGGAACGCTCCAGCCAGTGAGCGCCCTAGAGTTCGAGCCGGTCAAGAAAGACAACGGCGAAAAGTGGCTCATTGCCCAGGGCGACATCAACCCGGGAGACGGCGAGCGCCTTAGAGACGCGCTTAGATCCGGCGCCTATGACGGCGGGCTGTTCGTAATCAACTCGGATGGTGGTTCGGTAGCTGACGGGCTTGAAATCGGCCGTGCAGTTTGGCGTGCGAACATGACCACGATGGTCGCGCCGCATGGCCAATGTTTGTCAGCTTGCTTCTTCGCATTCATCGGCGGCCGCAAAAGGCACGTTCCTGAGACGGCGCAGCTCGGCTCTCATCAATTCTACCACGCACCAGGCGCCACCGAAGATGGCGCTGAAGCAATGACGACATCTCAGGCCGTCACCGGCGAGATTTTAACCTTCGCTCTGCAGACCGGCATCGACCCTCAAGCCCTTACCTACATCCTGCAGACAAAGCCGACCGACATGTTTGTGTTCGATCGGCTGATGCTGACGAAGTTTCGGCTTGATGATCCGATCGGAAAGCCTCCGAAGTCAGAGGGGCCGATCGTCCTCCCAAGCGGGTCAGCTAAGCCCGGCTGCACGTTCCCGGATGGCTTCCTCGCGTCCGATCCCCTGGGGCTCTATCCTCAGTGCCGCTAGGCCATTTGCCTCAGATAATCGATTAGATCCGAGTTAGAAGCGCGACGTTGTCGTCAAAGGCAACCAACTGACGAATGCTCACATTCGGCAGGTTGATTTAAAATATACTATTCCGCTTGACGTCGGTTGATTTATACGCAACCATTGCTCCTACGAAGCGAGTGCTTCGGTTCTTGGGGAGCACATCATGAAGAGCTTACTGGCACTGGCCGGCATCGCCTCGTTCGCGCTAATTTCATCGTTTCAGTCACACGACATGGCGGTGTGCCTCGCCGGCCACGCGTTCGATGTCTGCCACTACGCCCTCAATCGATAGGAGGCGCACGTGGCTCTTTGGCTTTGCAACTCCTGCGGCAACGCGGAAGATCTGCAGTTTCAACCCGATTGCTGCTCACTCTGCAGCGGCACGATGGAAACGCAGGATGGGCGCAGCACCTATCCGCTGACGGATAATCGGCATGGGCCTGATGCGCTGACGCGCTGTGCAGCCGATGAAGGCGATCCAGCATCCATCATCGAGCTCTGGCACGCCGGCATCGATCTCAGCGTCCGTCAGCTCGAAGTTCTTCATGAAATCATGCTCGGCAACCGCGTTGACCTGATCAGCCGGTCCTACGAGTTCGTTGGGAGGGCCGCCGCATGACGGCAACGGCTGAAATCAATTCTGTGCAGCCGTTCGTTTCGTGGGTGGACAGCCGCCCACCGGCGAACCTGTTCGAGAATGCTCTGTCTGAGGCCGTAAAGGTGCAGCAGGACGCACGCCGCGCCCTTCATGTGGCATTCGACGCCCTGCTCTGCCTGTATCCTACCTATGGCAGCACTCGTCTCGCGATCCGCCTGGGCTATCTCAAGCCCGCCAACGCTACAGCCGCTCTTGCCAGCGCCAAACTCCAGTTCTGGTGGAACGACTGCCACGTCGACGAGGTGATTGGTGCGCTTGTCGCCGACCAGTACGGCGAAAGGGCGAATTGAGTGGGCCTGTATTCCGATTTTCCGCGCAAGAAGCACGACGAGTATCTGACGCCTTTCGAGGCAGCGCGGCCCCTGAAGGCGTTCCTGACCGGTGTTCGCACGTTCATGGAGCCGTGCTGTGGCGACGGGCGGCTGATCAGGCATATCGAAGGCTTTGGCCCTCTCTGCATCTACAGTGGCGACATCCAGACCGGCACCGACGCACTGACGGACAAGGTTCTGGCGCGGACGACAGCCGACGCAATCATCACCAACCCGCCTTACACGAAGGAGCTCCTGCTCCCGATGATCGCGCGGTTTTCTGAGATTGCGCCCACTTGGCTGCTTCTTGAGGCCAACTTCAAATACAATCTCTATGCCGCGCCGTTCATCCCGATGTGCACCGATATTGTGCCGATCGGCCGCGTGGTTTGGTTCGAAGGGACCGACGAGGGCAAGCAGAACTACGCTTGGTACCGCTTTCACTCGCAGCACACGCGAGGCCCCACCTTTCATCCCGCACAGAAATTCCCGCCGAAACCTCGGCAGAAGAAGGCCGTGGCCGCGGCCTGATTCCGATTTTCAACCGCCGTCAGAGGCACACAAGGAGAGAACTATGCTTGATATCCCTACCCGCGCCGTTTCCGCCATCAAGACCAAGTCGCCATCGCCTGTCGATGCTGAAATTGGGGGCCGCATCCGGATGCGTCGCAAGCTGCTTGGCATGTCACAGACCGACCTCGGGGCAAAGCTCGGCGTCACGTTCCAGCAGATCCAGAAATACGAAAAGGGCACGAACCGTGTCGGCGGCAGCCGCATGCAGCGCATCGCCGAAGTCCTCGGCGCACCAGTCGGCTTCTTCTTCGAATCCTCCCTTTCTCAAGGCGCAACGGTTGAGGAAAGCGAAATCCTCTCGTTTGCGTCCACGTCCGAAGGGCTCGACTTGATCCGGGCCTTTTCGAAGATCCAGAGCTCCAAGGCGCGCCGACAAATCATCGGCATTGCTCAGACGGTTGCCTCCCAGGGCACGGAACACTGATCGGTTCCGGTTGCCGCCCGTCTCGGCGGGCGGCTTCCCGAACCGATCGCAAGAGGGATCATCATGAACGATACCGCAATTCCCACGCGCCCCAGGTATGGGTCACAAGAGGTCCGCGCCCTCGCCATCGAGGCGATGCTGGACGATCTAATCGAATGGCTCGATGGATCGGATATTGATCGCGATCGCGTGAGCAATCAGCTCGCGGCGTCGTTCGAGAGAAACGGCTATGATTTCGCTCGCAGCTTGGACCGCAGGCACGGATGGGAGCCAGACGCTCGGCTGGTCGAAATACTCGACAATGCGGATCTCTCGTCGGCGCACCGAAAGGTGCAGTCCGATTGGGTGAAGGCATACGGTGTCGTCGTGCCCTTCACGGTTGGCGACTATGTTTCGACCGCCAGCTATCCGAAAGCCCGCATCGCCGCGATTTGGCCCGCGACTGCCGAAATTGTCCTCGTGCCCGAGCGCGAAAAGGAACGGTGGTCCGAACAGCCAGGCTGCGGTTACGTCGTCGCCTTCGAGCAGGCCACGGCTCTTGTCGGCACGCTCGGCGAAGAGGTGTCGGCATGAGCGGCACCTCCCCGCTTCTCACGTTCGATCAAGCGCTCTCCATCAACTCGCGCATAGCGAAACGGTATTTCTTGGCTAACGGCCTGACCGATAACCCGGTTTTGCCCTCACTCAACGACGTATCGCTAGCTGAGATGCTTACGGCAGTCCAAATGGTGCGAGAACACAATGAGAACAGCAAGCCAGTAAATGGCACGCGGCACCTGCACGTTGTCCCTGATGACCGGTTGGTAGCCGCTGTCTACGTGGCGATCCACTACAGCGTGGATGCCGAACAACCGATCGTCATCGAGCCTGAAAAAGACGAAGACGGCCGATGGGTGATGAAGGCTTTGGCCATCGTCGATGTGACGGATAGGGCAGAGCTTCGCGGGGTCGAAGCAGCATGACTGATCATCCCCTGCTCTTCTCTGCACCGATGATCCGCGCCCTACTCGATGGGCGCAAAACACAGACGCGCCGGCTATTCAAGAAGATTGAGCAGCAGCCAAATGGCCTATGGCACATATTCGGTGGCCTGCTCAACGTGGCCGAAGAGGACGTGCCCAATCACGCGCCGGACTATTCCCGGTTTCAAATAGGCGACCGGATATGGGTCAGGGAAACCTGGCGGGCTCATTCATGGGCAGCGGACGTTGTCGAGATAGCCTACGCGGCGCAGCGCGGGCTCGTGGGCTGGTCCGAACAGCACGAGCAGATCCGATATCCGGATGGGGATAAGAACGCTTTCAAATACTATGCACCGAAAGGTTCGCATTTCTGGCGTCCGTCGATCTTCATGCCGCGTTGGGCGTCGCGCCTGACGCTGATCGTGACCGATGTTCGGATCGAGCGGCTGCAGGCCATCAGCGAGGAAGACGCAATTGCCGAGGGCCTCGAATGGATCGCGCCCACATGGGGCATCAAGGGCGATAGCGGGACATGGAACGGAAATCCTTGTTTGGCGTACGCGGGGCTCTGGGATTCGATAAACTTCAAGGCAGGTGTGGGCTGGGCTAATAACCCATGGGTAGTCGCCTACACCTTCACAGTTGCCAAGCAGAACATCAACCGGATCGCAGCATGACGCCGGAGGATGTCCGCAACCTGCTCGCAGTCCTTCGCAGCATCGACCGTCACGACATCGAAGATGCCGGACACGCGCTCGCCGACGAGGAATGGATTTCGTTTTGCTTCGACCCGTATCCGTTTTTCCTGCAGGCGCCGGACGCTCTGCAGGTCACCATCACCGACATCGTCAATACAAGGATTTCATCGCATGGCTGAGCGCTCCGCGATCGAGTGGTGCGACGGCACCGTGAATTTCTGGTGGGGCTGCACGAAAGTCGGCCCCGGCTGCGACAACTGCTATGCCGAGGACTACAACAACTTCCGTGGCAACAAGCAATGGGGCCCTAATACCGAGCGCCGCGAGATTAAGGGTGCCCCGGCCCTGATCCAGAAGATGCAACGCTCGGCAGCGGCCTTCCAGGCTGAGAATGGCCGTCCGCTGCGCATCTTTATGCAGTCTATGTCAGATATCTTCGACAACGAGGCGAACGACGAACTGCGGGCGAAGCTCTTCGACCATGCGGCAGCGGCCGATGGTTTGCGGATCATCATGCTGACCAAGCGCATCAGCAACGTCGCGAAGATGGTCCCCGCCGCATGGCGCGAGAATTGGCCACGGCACATCGGCCTAATGGTAACCGTCGTCACCCAGCGTGAGGCCGAGCGCGACCTGCCTCGCCTCCTCGAGCTAAAGAGACTGTTCGGCATTCCGTGGGTCGGGGTCAGCATTGAGCCGATGCAGGAGCCGATGACGTTGCGCGACCTCCGCGTCGGCAAGTTCTTGCTGAACGCCATGACCGGCGAGTGGTCGTATATGCATCGAATGATGCTGGCGAATCTGCCCGAGCGTCTGCCCGGTCTCGATTGGGTAATCGTGGGCGGTGAGAGCGGCAAGAACGCTCGCCCGATCCATCCAGAGTGGGTGCGGAAGCTCAAGCGCGAGTGCGAGGGCCGTGCGGCGTTTCTCTTCAAGCAATGGGGCGAATGGGCTCCGGACAACGACCTGCACCCCGCGGTTAGGGCGAATTTCATCAAGCGTCGCGTCGAGAAGCGCGAGCTGAACCGCGATCCGAGCGCGTTCGCGTCGGTCCAACTTGAAATCATGACGATGTACCGCGTTGGCAAGCACGCTGCAGGCCGGACGCTCGACGGCAGGACCTACCTCAACTTTCCAATGGGGCTCCAATAATGGCTACTGTAGAACACGCGTACGTCGCTCTAGAGGCTGACGAAAACACTGGCGGCGTCGTATTCGCCAAGACGCTTCAGCAGGCGCGAAAGCGCGGCGCGCAGGAATATTCCGACGGCGTAGTAGCGCACATCGTTTGCTATCGCGCCAAGTGGGCCGACTGGTGCGCGCCTTCAAGCATAGTGCCCGCGAGCCTGCTGATTGAGTACGGATGGCGTTTGGAATGCCACGGCTGCGGCAACGACATTTCACAGGAATGGCTCGAAGAGAGCTGCCTCAGCACACAGGACGTTATCGGCGTCCAAGGGGGCCGCGTCTTCTGCTGCGCCCCCTGCAAGACGAGAGACGATGAGGTCGAATCCGAAAAGCGGCGCTTCGAGGGCGAGTTTATAGAGACGCTTCGCGCCGTGGTGCGGCAGCGTTTCGGCGACGTGAAGTTTCACGGCACTGGCGATGCCTTTCGTCCCGGCGCCTACATCCTTTCCCAGGATGGCGCCTATGGCGTCGGAGAGGCCATGCTGCATTTCGAATTTCCCGGAATGAGCATAGCTCCCGCCACCATCGAGTTCAGGTGGCCTTTCAGCTTCCGTTGGGACGGCATCGGCCCTGTCAATCTCGTCTACCGATGCTGTGCCGGCGATCGACTGGCTTTCGAAGAGTTCGCCGGAGAAGCGAAGAAGGTGGCAGCGTGACGCAGAAAGAGGAAATCCTGCAGCTCGTAGGTGACTATTGGGACTTGGCGTATGCAAAGGGCTCGGGCAGCCCCTTTTTTGACACTCCCGAAGGTTCGGCGCAGCAAAAACTGGCGGCGATCGCCGGCGCTCTGGATCAGGTGTTCACCGACGTCAGCAAGCTTCGCGCGATCTTGAGCGAAAGCGCGGCCGCCATCGGCAACGGCGCCTGGTGCTCGCCGCATGCCTCGATCGAGTTGATGTCCTCGGTACCGAAAGAAATTATGCTGAACCGGACACGCTTGGCGGAAGCGATTGAGCCTCTGAAGCTGATGCATGACTGCATCGTTCGAGAGCGGCAAGGTTGGACCAACGAGGCCTTCATTGTCTTCGAGAGCAGTATGGACAATCGGGTGCGGTTCACCTTTGGACAGCTCGACGAGATTGTTCGAGCGTTTTCCGAGCCGACGGCGCGGGTGGCAGTATGACGGGCCGTATCCGATGCCTCAACCCCAGGTGCGCCCGCACCGCCGCCCAAGACAAACACCCAGGGTGCGACACGATCATTTGCGCCAAATGCTGGCGAGCGATGCCCCTTGAGTTTCGCCGGCGCTGGAAAACGCTGAACGCTCGCGACCGCAAGCTCGGCCGTCTCCACAAGAAGACGTCCTTCAATCGGCCGGAGCGGCAGCCGCAATGGAACCGTCTCGCGGCGATCTATGACCGCGCCTGGGAGGCGCTGCACCTCTCTATCATTCACTATTTCACGGCCTCTGAACGCCCGATCGGCATCGAGGACTTTCTGAAGGAGAACGGACTTGTCTGAGGAAGAAGAAAACTACCGGCGTGCAGTCGAATTGGTACGCAAAGAGGAGTTCGCCATGACAAGCATGATCCAGCGGCGGCTCGGGATCGGTTACAATCAGGCGGCCCGCCATATCGAACGGATGGAACGAGAATTTATCGTTGGGCCGGCCGACCACCGCGGCCGTCGGATAGTGGGCAGGGATCCACTGGGCCACATGAAGCCGGAAACTGTCAGCATCACGAAGACATCGGCCGTTGGCCAGTCTGAGAGGATCGGCGGAAGCTTTTCGGTGCTTCCGGACATCGGCGGGACGCTCAACCTGATCATGCGGTTGTTGAACGACGGTACGCTGTCCGAGGGGCAGGTTGCGAAAGCGACCGGCCTGCACCGCCTCGCCATCCGTCGCATGGCCGACAATGTGCGCAACGGAGAGACTTATGACCGTTGAGACACAAGCCCTCATGGCGGCAGCAAAGAAGCTGGTCGAATCCGTCGAGTTCGACGTCAACGGCATCCACGGCAAGGGCGGCAACGGCGGCCTTACCTCCGACAGGACGCTGCGCGCCAGCGGCGAAGTCCGGATCATCCTCGATCGACTGAAAAAGTAGGATCCCGCGCGACCTCAGGTGACCAGCAGGAGCTCCCATTTTCAAAGGCCCCCTGCCACCGGGCTGTGAATACCGCCCCATCCTCAGCACCAAGGCACGCAAACTTCCACGTTGACCAAAGGGATGGTGGCTTTGGCAGGCGGCAATGGAGGATCAATTCGGGGAAGATCAACTTTAGGAAGGTCAATCTTCGGCAATGGGATGTTTGGAAGATCAATCTTCCATTGGCTCGGATCTAACGACTGCACTAGTTTGCCAAGATCCGAATTCGCTCCCAGGCCTAGGTTGTTGAACATTTTGCGAATTTCGCTATTTTCGCCTCCAAGCAGACCATGCTCTAGTATGTCGGTGATGCTAATGCCACTCATCAACCGGATGGCTGCCGCAACGTCTCCTTTTTCGTTCGCCGCGGCCTGCTCGTTGCCCTTGTAAATTAGCATCAAGTTACCGACCGTTGCTCGGAAGTATTGGTTGAAGACATCAGGGCTGCACGCCGCGTCGAGCTTCGCTTTTTGCCCATCGATTGTCTTCTCTAGCTCCCCTCTTTCCGCAATAAATTTCGGTCGTAGATTTGCCTGGTAGTCTGCTTTAAATAGCGTTCTAACCGCCTCAGCTTCCAACTCCTGGGTGTATACCTGTGGATATACGTTCACCACGAAATAGTTTTTTGGTTCGAAGGTCGGACTTGTCTGTGCCATCTGGGCCAGGAGCCCTTTGATCATAGGGTTCTGACTCCACTGTTGGTAAGCTCCTGCCCTAACAGCCTCGACGTAAATCGGTCGGAGTTCGCCAGGCGGCTCGCTTAAGCCATCCCATTGCGCGATGAGCGCGTCTGCATTTTGTCGGAGAGCGGTTGTAGTTGAATCAAACTTTCCTTCTTGTGCCTTGCACGGATCGGCAAAATCCAATGCGCCCTGAGCAAAGGCATTACCGGCCAAAACTGTGGTTGAAAAAAGAAGCAGAGCTAAAACACGTTTCATTGTTTCCCTCCTAGAATTTGATACCGATTGAACCCAATGCTTTAATTACGTCGTTGTTCTTTCCGGGGCCTTCAATTAGATCGTTCTTGATCGTTTGGAGGGCGCGCACAATGTCGTTGTTCTCACCGAGGCCGCCGCGTTTCAGGTCATTGAGAGCAGTGGTCACAGCATTCACAACTGCGCCATTCGGTCCGAACCCATTGCTTCCTTTATTAATTTCGTCCGTTAGTGCCTTAACTCCAACGATCGCAAGTGCCGTCAAAGGGTCAACGGGCGCACATACCCCAGCGGAGTTGCAGATCTGTGCTGCTGACTCTGTCTGAGCGAGCGCGTATTCCGATTGACACGCCAACAAAAGAAGCAACCCCCATCTAATATGTTTTCTCAACACAGCCCCCGAAAGTTCTCAATATTTAGATACTACTTTGCGGTGAATAAAATACATTTGCTGAGTTGCATTGCAAGGTGCGCAGTGGCGCACACACCTTGTCAAATTTGCTTAGGATTTCCGCTCTTATTGCACCTTTTTGGTGTGTAGTCATTCAGCGTTACAGAAATTTGGCAGGTATGTGCTTCGGTTCATCTTAGTGCCAACACACAAAGGCAACGGGTTGTGGCCCTTCCCCTGCGTTGCAGCGGAACGAGGAATAGGATCAAAAATCCTTCTGCAAAAAACGTACCTCTGGATAGCCCTTGATGGACAAGCCCAACTTGTTAGTAATGGTCTGGTCGAAACGGAGAGAATCATGGACCGCGCTGGCAAAATCCAACTGGCGAAGGAATACATCGCTGCTAAGATCGGCGACATTATTGAGAAGAACTATAACAATGGTGGAGCTGCGTTGGAAACGGCTGGCACATTTACAGCCTTGATCGAAGCCTATCGGGCCGTTGAAATTGCCGACGAAGGGGAAAAACTCGCCCTCTCCAAAAAATCTTCAGAAGATTATAAGCGCGGCCTGCAAACTCTTTAAGAGCCCCCAGAAATAAGTTCATAGCCAGGATGCACCAAATCCTAATCAATTTCGTTATCATGAAGCTATGGTAGTTTCAGAGAAGCGAGAGCGCCCAGCTTACAATCCCACCGTACTCCGGTGGGCGCGGGAACGGCGTGGGCTTGACCTCGAGCAGGTTGCGACCAAGCTTCACCAATCGATCGCGCGAATTCGGGCATGGGAAGATGCGTCAGAGGTGCCCACGGTTAATCAAGCCCGCGCGTTGGCAGACCTCTATGAGCGCTCGTTTGTTGAGTTCTTCCTAGACGAACCACCTCTCCTTCAGGAGCCTCAACTCGTACCGGATTTTCGATCACATCGTGGAATTGATGTACCGCGTGAAATTATTGCGCTGAAAGATATCCAGTATTGGGCCGAGGCGCAGCGCGTGAACGCTCTGGATCTCTTCGAAGAGGTTGGCGAAGACGTCCCTCAGTTCCCGGAAATTCTTGCATGCGGAATTGGGGCCAATCCCGAGGAAGTATCGCGCCTCGCGCGCGAGGCGATGGATTTTACGATTGCGACCCAGCTCGCTTTTAGATCTGCAGATCAACAGAGATTTCCCGTCACTCTGAGACGGCGGATTGAGGGACTGGGAGTACTCACACTGAAAAACACAGGTCTTCGGGACGTCGGTGCGCGTGGAATGTGTATCGCCGAGTTTCCACTCCCTGTTATCGTCTTCAGTAACGAAGCCCCGACGGCGCAAGCGTTTACCCTGGTCCATGAGCTAGCCCACCTTGCACTGCACCAGAGTGCCATAATTGCGCCTTTGAACGCGGCAGCAACGTCTGCAATCGAGGGCTGGTGTGACCGGTTTGCTGCGGCATTTCTGATGCCGCGTGATGCGCTTGTTGCGACGGCGGGCGCGATTCCAGCAACGCCAGCCTCCTCAATCTCTGACAATGCGCTCAATAATCTAGCAGCGACATTCCATGTCAGCGCGCACGCGATGCTTATCAGGCTGGTTCATCTTGGATACGTGGTAGCAGCTTATTACTGGGGTACGAAAAAGCAACAATTTGAGCAACAGGAAGCGAACCACAAGAGCTTTGGCCGCGCCGAGTACTACGGAACGCGCTACCGAAACAATCTCGGTGATCTCTACACGGGCTTGGTGCTGGAGGCCTGGACCAACGGTCGGATCAACAACCACAATGCGGCGCAGTATATGGGGATTAAGAACCTACGGCATCTAAATGATATTCGGGATCATTTCGGCTAATGACGAAGAAATATTGCTTCGACACGTCCGGCGTATCCAATCCTTTGGAGACAATGCCGGAGGATATTCATAAAACCCTTTGGGCTCATTTCGCAGCTTTCGTCCTTAGTGACTACATAGCGGTTACGCCCGAAATCTACGACGAGATGTGCCATTGCCAAGGAGGCATAGGCCAGCTTTTGATCAATTCGAAGTCGTCCGTGGTCCTGGAGGTTGGGAATGATTGGGATTGGCCAACCTATATCGGGCACATCAAGCGAATGCAGGTCGACCACCGACATTGTATCTCAGAATTCACCGGCGGCTCGGCAAAGACGATTTGTTTGAACGACATCACTATTATCGCCCTCGCGAAAACGATGAACGTACCTGTTGTCAGCATGGAACACATGGTCAAAGAGGACGGACAGACGCCTAAAAGAAAAATACCCAACATCTGCCGAGCGGAAGGTGTTGAGCATCTAACTTTCAGCGACTTCTTGAGACGAGAACGGCTAAGCTTTTAATACCATGCAACGTCATTTGGGTGCGATTGGCCCTTCGGACAGGTTCGGACAAATTCATAGCTACCAGCGGATATCCCGTTTCACATTCATAGCACGTGGTGGCTTGGATGCAGGAATAAACACGACAGCAACGCGCCGGCTTCCACAACATGGACACCTCAAACGTTCTGCCAGCCGAGCAATAGGAAAGTCCCGGCCACGCGTAGCAACCAGAGTTACGAGATCTAGGTCATGCTTCCACGAACAGGCCTTAACGGTCTTTAGCCCGTCACGCTTTCCCCACGCGCATCGAGCGGCGATATCCCACCCCGCGTCCATAGCCTCACCAATAGTTTCGACCACGCATCGCCCTCTTGTGCTTCGCGCTTGCCGCAATCTTACGGCCAATGTTCCTACTATGTTCTCAACAGGAAAGGTGTCAAGGCGACGCGGCTCAGGGCTGGATCTTAGGCCGCCCTCTTCCGATAGTTATCGGGGTTGAGGATTTTCCTCGGGCCACTGAGCAGCTCAGCAGCGGTCGGAGCACCCTCCATGAGGAGGTCTGCCCATTCTTGCGCGAGGACCTTGCGGCGTGCGAGATAGAGTGAGCGATTGTAGGCGGCTTCCACTTTGTCTTTAGGCACATGCGCGAGCATGAAATCAATCACAGCTCTATCGTCCGGAAAGCGCTCGTTCATGATCGTGCTGAACGTGGAGCGAAAACCGTGGGGCACATGTCGCTGAAAGTAGCCGGCTCGGTTTAGCAGATAACCCATGGCGTTCTCGGACATCGGGCGATGAGCATGCCGGCTGTTCGGAAAAACGTATGGTCCCCGTCCCGTCAACTCCCTCAAAACCTGAATCGTGTCCATTGCCTCCTTCGACAATGGGATCAGATGATCTCGGGTTTCGTCCTCTTTCTGTTGCCTCTTCAGTTTCATACGAGCGGCCGGGATCGTCCAAACTGGCTCTTCGGCGTCAAGCTCGTCGAACTCTGCCCACGGCGTCGTCGAAAGTGGACCAGGCCGCGCTACGGTCAGCGCGATAAGCCGTAGAGCCAGCTTCGTGACGGGATGTGCTGGCGTCTGCTCGGTCTTGCGCATCATCTCCCTGGCGGCGTCAAGTGTCGTAACGGCAGGTTGCCTACCCCGGCGGAACGGAGCGAGGGCACCCGTCACCACGGCGGCAGGATCGCCCTGCGCACGACCAGAGGAAATCGCGTAGACGAACACGGCCGAGATGCGTTGCCTTAGTCGGCGGGCAGTCTCGTTCGCCCCACGCTTCTCCACTAGGCGTAACGTCGCGAGCACGAGCTGCTCATTGATCTCGCGGATAGGCAGGTATCCGATCGTTGGGAACACGTCTTTGACGAGCGAATTGATCACGTCATCGCTGTGAATAGGTGTCCACTGAGATTTCTGCAGGCCGTGCCATTCGCGAGCGATCACCTCGAATGTCTCGCCCGTGCGCTGCTGCCCGATCAGCTTTTCAATCTTCTTTTGCTTGTTGGGGTCGCGTCCTTCTTTGAGGATCGCCTTTGCCGCGTCTCGAGCGGCCCGAGCGTCGCTAAGAGATATTTGGGGGTATTCGCCAATAATCAGCGTCTGCTCTTTGCCCTCGAAGCGATAGCGCATCCGCCATCCCTTCGACCCCGCTGTTGTCACGAAAAGAAAGAGGCCGCCAGTATCGGCGATTCTATAACTCTTCTCCGCCGGTTTGGCCTTGCGGAGTTGCACATCTGTCAGTCCAGCCAT